AAAGATAAGTATGTAACAATCGTTGTGGATTCAGTAGCAGCAGCATCAACTGAAAAGGAGATGGAAGCTGATTATGGTAAAGATGGTTACGCTACGGATAAAGCAATTATCATTTCCAAAGCAATGCGTAAAATTACTAACTTAATTGGTAGACAGAAAATCACTTTGGTTTTCACAAATCAATTAAGACAGAAGATGAACGCAATGCCTTTCTCTGACCCTTGGACTACATCGGGTGGTAAAGCAATTGCTTTCCACGCTTCAGTTCGTTTGAGATTAAAGAGTATGGGAACAATTAAGGCTAAAGAAAATGGTAACGAAAGAATCGTAGGTATTAAAGTTCGTTGTCAAGTAGTAAAAAATCGTATGGGACCACCGTTACGTTCCGCTGATTTTGATATCTTCTTTGACAGAGGAATTGATAACTATGGAGCTTGGTTAGGTATGATGAAAGAAAATTCAATCGTAAAACAATCAGGAGCTTGGTATGAATATATTGATATTGATTCAGGCGAAGTGATTAAGTTTCAAGCGAAAGATTTCCCTTCTACATTAGAAAATAATCAAGAAGTAAAAGAGCAAATCTATAAGAGGATTTGTGAAGCAACAATTTTACAATACAAAAAAGATTCATTGGATACTGATAGTTTGGTGACAGACTCAGAAGTAATCGGTGATTAATTAAATGTTACAAAAAAATATGAAAGACTTATACAAAAAATTACTCAATGAAGTAGAATCTGAACATGAATCTAATGCCCAAAGGGTAAGGAATGGTAGAGTTCTTATCATAGATGGACTGAATACCTTCATCCGTAGTTGGACTACTAACCCCATTATGAATGAGGATGGTGAACATACGGGTGGAGTTATTGGTTCATTAAATTCAATCGGATATCAAATCCGCCAATTCAATCCAACCAGAGTTATCTTAACCTTTGATGGTAAGGGTGGTTCAAAAGGCAGGAAAGAATTATTTGAAGGATATAAAGCTGATAGAGGTAAGAATCGTTTTAGAGTAAATCGTCAGTATCCTGAAATGATGACTCAAGAAGATGAACAAATTTCAATGAAAAGACAATTTGTGTGGTTAGTAGACCTGTTAGATAGTTTACCAATTACAACAATGATATATGATGGTATAGAGGCAGATGATGTAATCGGACATATTGCTAAGCATGTGCTTGGTGAAGATGAAGAATGTTATATTGTTTCTACCGATAAAGATTTCTTACAATTAGTAGATGAAAAGACTTTTGTTTTTTCACCAACTAAAAAGAAACTTTACAATAGAGAATTAGTTAAAGAAGAATGGGGAATGTATCCGCAAAATCTTTTACTATTCAGAACATTGGATGGAGATAATTCGGATAATGTACCTGGTGTAAAAGGATGTGGATTAAAGACTGTTCTTAAAAGATTTCCTGAATTATCGGAAGATAGAGAAATAACTTTTGATGAGTTCTTTCAAATATGTGAAGATAGGCGGAAGGAAGCTAAAATCTATGAAGATATACTTGCAGCTAAAGATGATGTTTTGAGAAATAGACAAATCATGCAATTGCAAGAACCACATATCAATACAAATACAAAGTTGAAAATAAATGACCGTTTTGCTGAACCAAACAAAAAGTTTGATAAGATGGAATTTATCAGAGCCGCTATGAAGTATAAAATTCTTCAAAATTGGAAAGATATAAACGATTGGCTAAAATCAACATACACAAATATTATAGTAAAATAATTTGGTGGTATCACTAAATTGTTGTATATTTGTAAACCAATAAAGATAAATGCAGAGCGAAGACACACTTTCAAAATACGGACAATCATTTCAAACCAAAGTAATATCTGCTTTGCTTACCGATGATAGAATGATGAATACATTATCAGATGTTATTCATAAAAAATTCTTTGAATCGGAAGCAAATAAGTGGATAGTGGATGAGATTGTATCGCATCATAAAGATTACAATAAAGTGCCTTCGTTGGACGTATTCAAAGTTCAGGTATCTAAAATTGATAATCAATCTTTACAAAAAACAATTGTAGGACAACTTAAAGAAATATATGGACAAATCGGTAATACTGATTTTGAATATATCAAAGATGAGTTTACTTCATTTTGTATCAATCAAAATTTAAAAAATGTAATCGTACAATCTATTGACTTGTTGAAATCAGGTAACTATGATAAAATCAAAGACTTGGTTGATAAGGCAATGAAGGTTGGTGTTGATGCCGATTTGGGTATGGATTACCTTATTGATTTTGAAAAAAGGTATGATGAAACAAAAAGAGATACTGTTGGTACTGATTGGGAATGTATCAATGAACTTATGAATGGTGGATTAGGACCTGGCGAATTGGGGGTTGTAGTTGCACCATCCGGTGTTGGTAAGACTTGGGTATTATGTGCTTTGGGAGCTGCAGCTGTAAGAGCTGGAAAGACTGTTGCACATTATTCATTGGAATTATCACAAGAATATGTTGGTTTACGATATGATACTGTATTTTCACACATACCATCACATGAATTGGTTGATAAGAAAGAAGAAGTATTAACATCTCTGAAAAAATTAAGAGGTAAACTTAAAATTAAATACTTCCCACCAAAAGGTGCATCTTCAAAAACAATTCAATCTCATCTAGAAAAGATGATAGCAGCCGGTAATAAGCCCGATTTAGTTATTGTGGATTACGCTGATTTGTTATTATCACATTCAAACAAAACCGATAGTACATACGCTGAACAAGGTGGAGTGTATATTGATTTAAGAGGAATGAGTGGTGAGTTAGGAATACCAATTTGGACAGCATCACAAACAAATCGTTCAGCAATTGATAGTGAGGTTATTGAAGCTGATAAAATTGCAGATTCATACGCTAAAGTAATGAACGCTGACTTTATTATGAGTTTGAGTAGAAAAGCTAAAGATAAGTTGAGTAACACTGCAAGAGTGCATGTTATGAAAAACCGATTTGGACAAGATGGTATAACATTCCCAGCTAAAATGAATACAACCGATGGTACATTGGAAGTATATACAGCATCATCAACCGATGGGGTATTAGCACAAAAGGCTAGTGCAAATGGGAATGAAATAGAAAGACAACTATTACATAAGAAATATGTTGAAAGTATGCCGGTTGGAAACAAACCGCAACTGGTTACGGGATTAGGATAACAATTAAAAAACAAAAACTATGGCAACAAGTCAAGAATTATTTGAGCAAATCAAAGGACATTTTACAACCTTTGAAACAGAACACAATGGTACTAAAAAAGTAAACAAATCAAGAGCTAGAAAAGCAATTGGTGAGTTGAAGAAATTAGTAACCGCTTATAAGAAAGCTTCAACAGAAGAAGGAAAAGCGTAATATGATAGGGGGGCTACGGCTCCCCTCTTATATGTTATAATAGACACCTATTTTAACAAATAAAAATATTTTAAAAAAAGTGGATTTTTTATCCACAAACGTGTATTGTTTAGTCAGACAACCCATATTTATATTTTCATTTTGGGGTTTTCCTGAAAAAAATTATTAAACAATCAAATCACAAAAAATTATGGACATTTCAACACGAATTTTATCGGACATTACAGTATATATGAAATATGCGAAGTATGTACCGGAATTAAACAGAAGAGAAACATGGGAAGAATTAGTTACTCGTAATATGGATATGCATATTAAGAAGTTCCCAAAATTAGAAAACGAAATTAGAGAGAACTACAAATTCGTGTATGATAAAAAGGTATTACCATCAATGCGTTCAATGCAGTTTGCTGGTAAACCAATTGAAATTTCACCAAATAGAATTTACAATTGTGCATTCGCACCAGCAGATGATTGGAGAGTGTTTTCAGAAATTATGTTTCTTTTATTAGGTGGAACGGGTGTAGGTTACTCTGTTCAAAAACATCACGTTGATGCTTTACCTGAAATTAGAAAACCAAATGCAGATAAGACAAGAAGATTTCTTATTGGTGATTCTATTGAAGGATGGGCAGATGCTGTGTTAGTATTAATGAAAGCATACTTCTTTGGTGGAAGTAAACCACAATTTGATTTCAGAGATATTAGACCAAAGGGTGCAAGATTAATCACTTCAGGTGGTAAAGCACCTGGACCTCAACCACTTAAAGAGTGTTTGATTAAAGTAGAAGGTATATTAGATGCACACAAAGACGGTGATAAATTAGAACCAATTGAAGTACATGATATTATTTGTCATATTGCAGATGCAGTATTGGCAGGTGGTATTCGTAGAGCAGCACTTATTTCATTATTTTCAGCAACCGATGAAAAAATGATTAGTTGTAAGAGTGGTGCATGGTGGGAAACAAATCCGCAAAGAGGTAGAGCAAATAACTCTGCGGTATTAATGAGACATAAAATCACAAAAGATTATTTTATGGACTTATGGAAAAGAATTGAAGCAAGTGGAGCCGGTGAACCTGGTATCTATTTAAGTAATGATAAAGATTGGGGAACTAATCCTTGTTGTGAAATTGCATTAAGACCTTATCAATTCTGTAACTTATGTGAAGTAAACGTAAGTGATATTATAGACCAAACTGATTTGGAAGAAAGAGTTAAAGCAGCATCGTTCATTGGAACATTGCAAGCTGGATATACTGACTTCCATTATTTAAGACCAATTTGGCAAAGAACAACCGAAAAGGATGCGTTGATTGGAATATCTATGACTGGTATCGGAAGTGGTGCTATTTTAAAGCATGATATGAAGGCAGCGGCTAAAATTGTTAAAGAAGAAAATAAAAGAGTAGCTGATTTAATGGGAATCAACGCTTCGGCAAGATGTACAACTGTAAAGCCTGCCGGAACAACATCATTAACTTTGGGTACATCTTCTGGAATTCACGCTTGGCACAATGATTACTACATTCGTAGAGTAAGAGTTGGTAAGAATGAATCAATTTATTCTCATTTAGTATTACATCATCCTGAATTGGTTGAAGATGAATATTTCAGACCACATGATACTGCCGTAATTGGTATTCCACAAAAGGCACCAGCAGATGCAATCTTTAGAACTGAATCTCCAATTCAATTATTAGAGAGAGTTAAGAGAGTACATAGCGAGTGGGTTAAGCCTGGTCATAGAAGCGGTAACAATACACACAACGTATCTGCAACTGTTTCTATTAGAGAGCATGAGTGGAAAGCAGTTGGTGAGTGGATGTGGGAAAACAAAGAATTCTATAATGGTCTTTCAGTATTACCGTACGATGGTGGAACTTATATCCAGGCTCCATTTGAAGATTGTACAAAAGAAAAATACGAAGAACTTATGAAAACATTGCACGATGTTGATTTAAGTAAAGTTATAGAATTAGAAGATACAACTGACTTAAGTGGTGAGTTGGCATGTGCGGGTGGTGCGTGTGAAGTTAAGTAAGATGCACGATAACTTGGTACAAAATATAGTAAACGGAATATATGGCTCGATTCGCGGAAACCGATAAGAACCTATATTACTTTGAAGGTAGTAGGGTAGTGTTTACACCAGAATACCACATAGAGCGTGGATATTGTTGTGGAAATGGGTGTAGACACTGTCCTTACGAACCTAAACACATAAAGGGAAATATAGAATTAGAAAAAATATATAAAAAAGAAAACGATGAGTGTAGTAGTTAAAAAATTTGGAGCAGCGTGGTGTGGTCCTTGTAGAGCATTGGCACCTGTATTAGAGGGGATTAAAAAAGAGTTTGAAGGTAAAGCAACGTTTGTTGAATATGATGTTGATAATTCTCCAGAAGAATCAGAACAATATAATGTTACATCTATTCCATTGGTAATAATTGAAAAAGATGGTGTAGTTTTAGAAAGATTTCAAGGTTTAGCAGCTAAAGTAGCATATATAAATGCTATTAATGAGGCTATAAAATAAATTTGGTAATATCCAAAAAGTTTCGTAAATTTGTTATATGTGTGGAATAATAGGCGGTAATTGGTTTACTTCTAGTAAGCAGACCCATACCCATTTACAAAAAATAATTCATAGAGGTAGAGATGCTTCTATTGTAGACGAGATAGACAGTGTCTTTGTTGGACACAATCGTCTTTCAATTCAAGATTTATCTTCAACAGCAAACCAACCAATGTGGAATGGTGATAAGACTGTATGTATTGTATATAATGGAGAGTTGTGGGATAGTAATTACACAAAAGAATTAAAAGATAAAATTACAATTCCATTTAAAACAAAATCTGATACTGAAATAATTCTTAATGCTTATTGTGAATTTGGAACTGATTCATTCAAAGATTTGGATGGGATGTTTTCATTTGCAATAGTTGATACCAAAATTAATAAAATATTTGTAGTTAGAGATTACGTTGGTGAGTTACCTTTATGGTATGCAATTGATAACGATGGTAAAATGGTATTTTGTTCTGAAAAGAAAGGATTACCAATATCAGAACTTTATGAAAAGCAAGTAAAGGCAATTTATCCAGGGACTTATTTAGAATACAACTATAAAACATTAGAACATTCAATACAAACTTATTATAAACTTCCAAATGAAATAATAAATGATGATAGAGAAACTATCGTTACGAATATTAGAACAATGTTGGAAGAAGCTGTAAAAGTCAAAATGATATCAGATGTTCCTATTTGTACTATTCTTAGTGGTGGTATTGATTCCGTTATCACTACATATATTCTTTCTAAAATTAAACCTGATATTGAAGCATTCGTTGTATCAATGGGAGATGGTGATACTAAAAATGATGATATAAAATATGCTAGAATTGCTGCAAAAGAATTTGGAGTAAAATTGCATGAAATTATTCTAACCGAACAGGATGTTGAAGATGCGGTTAAAGAAACTCTTTATGTTATTGAGCAAGGTAGATGGCAAAACGTTGGTAGTGCAATTGCACAAATAGCACTATCTAAAAAGATAAATGAGTTAGGATTCAAAGTTGTATTTAGTGGTGACCTATCTGATGAAATATGGGGTAGTTATGGACACATCCAAGCGTTCCATTACAAACCCGAAGATTACGATAAGGCCAGAAGAAAGTTAGTAGAAGATGTACATAAGACAAACTTCTTAACAACAAACCAATCTATTATGTGGGGTGGAACCGTTGAGGTAAGAACTCCGTATAGTTGGAGACCGTTTGTTGAATATACTTTGAATATTCCACCATTATATCAAAAAGAAGGTGGACATATGAAACCTTTATTAAGGGCTGCATTCAAAGGTGAGATTTCCGATGAACTATTATATAGACCTAAAGTTTACTTCGCAAAAGGATGTAGGACAGGTGATATGATGGAAGCTAAAAAAGATATTTTGAAATCTCAATTAAAATCCTTATATTTGTATAAAGACGAACTAAACTTAAATAAATTCTTTCAATATGCTTAATTTTGTAAAAGCTGAAAAAGGTACAACTGAAATGATTGAAGCTGTAAATCAGGCTTCAACTATTATTGATTTGTATCCTGAAATATTTCCACACTTATATAAGCAAGGCTTTAAGTTGGAAAAGTATATTGAAAAAGGTGGTATGATACTGCAAGACGGTGTTGTTATCACTTTTGGAAAATATAAATCTCATGGTAGAATGAGTAAAAATGCTACCACATATAAAAAGAAAGGAGATTATATTCTTCATCAAATTGCAACAAATCACTCTAAAACAAATGCTTCAAAAGAAGTATTAGATGAGTTTGTGGAATATTGTAAATCACAACATGCAGAGAATCTATTCTTAACCGTTAGGGCATTCAATTATAGAGCCGTATTATTTTATGAGAGATATGGTTTTGTAAAAGATAGTGATATAACTTGGACTAGTAAAAAAGACGGAGTTATAAATGGTATAGTATTCAGATTGAGATTGGTTGCAAACAAAAATATAGAAACAGTATGTATTTAGAATATTTTGATAAATTTAAAGGTATGCAGCCATACCTATATATAAATTCAGAAGAATGGACTTATATTAAAAAAACATTTGATGTTAATGATGTTAAAGAATCATTAGCAGAAGTGTGTATGGCATACGAATTGCCTTTTGCTGAAATAAGTGAGGATGATGCTAGAAAAGAATATCTTGCATTAAAAGGTATTCGTTGGAATGAATTATTTACCGAAGGTGAATGGTTTCCAAGAAAGGCATCAGATTTTAGATACTCTTTAGATTTTCAAGGTAAACCACAATACATTCGTAGATTAAATACCGGAAATGATGCATCAAATCATTTTCAACAAGCAAATCGTTGGAGTGTAGATGGAACGGTATCACCTGGACCTTCTAGAACTTGGGCAAGTAAAGAATTTATGACAACTCTAATGGGTGGGTTATATACTCTTAAATTTGATGAAGTTGGTAGAAACCAATTAAGAGTGTGTTTAAGTTTGAGAAAATATATTTGTTCTCAATTTAAACCAAATGCAGCAAAAGTATTGTATGATTTTTATGGAGCTAAAAATGTATTAGATATATCAGCGGGATGGGGTGATAGATTATGTGGATTCTTTGCATCTGAAAATGGTGAACATTATGTAGGAATAGACCCTAGAAAAGAAAATCATCCAATATATCGTAAACAGGCCGAATTCTATACTAAACACAATTCATTCTTTGAAACTGAAAAGAAAGCTGATTTTATAGAATCACCGGCGGAAGATGCAGATTTAACTCAATATAAAGAGCACTTTGATATTGTATTTAGTTCACCACCGTATTTCAACGTAGAGAGATATTCTTACGATGATACTCAAAGTTGGGTTAGATATAAAAATATTGATGCTTGGAATAAAGAGTTTTTACATAAAACAATTGCAAACGTTTGGCCTACTTTAAAGAAAGGTGGTATCCTCGCAGTTAATATTGCAGATGTATATGCAAGTTCCAAAGGAGATGGTAAAGGTTATAAAGAGATATGTAATCCAATGAATGATTTTATTCAAACATTAGGTGCAGAATACGAAGGATGTTTGGGAATGGAAATGGCGAAAAGACCTGGTAGTGCTGGAGCGGGTTCTATCATAGAAGGAGATGAGGAAAGATATAGCGAAGAAGCTTTGAAAAAGGCGGAAGAAGCCGGTGATAAAACATTTTGTGAACCTATTTGGATTTGGAAAAAATTATGATAAAAGAATACTTCAAAAAATTTTATGGAATGGAGCCGTATCTTCGTATTGAAAAAGACGAATGGCAAACTATTCTCAAAACTTATACGAAAGAAGAAATCATAGATGAACTTTCAGAAGTATTGCATACATACCCACCACCAATACCAACTATCACAGAAGAAGATACGTTAGATGCTTATAAAAAATTAAAAGGAACTTGGTGGCCTGATATTTTAGTAGAAGGTAAATGGTTTCCGCGTAATGAAAGAGTATCAAAGTATCCATTAACTTATGATGGTTCTGAATATTATTTTAGAAGAACTAATGTAGGTAATAATGCATCCAATCCATTTCATATAGAAAATCGTTGGAAGGTTGATTGGGTTAGAACACCATCGGGTTGGAAAACTTGGCAAACGGTAGAAGGTATTAAAACAATCGTAAGAGCATACTTTACTTTGGATAAAATGTTATTGGATGTAAATTTGGAAACTCTTAAAATGGCAACTACATTAAGAAAGTATGTTGCATCACAATTTAAGCCAGTTATAGCAAAAGCATTCTATGATAAGTTTCAAAGTAAAAATGTTATGGATTTTTCAGCGGGATGGGGTGACCGTTTAGCTGGATTCTTTGCCGGAGAAACTACAAAGTTTTACTTAGGCATTGACCCAAATAGTAGTAATCATCCTAACTATCAAAAACAAATTGAGTTCTATAAAAAACATACAACATTCTTTGAAGAAGATAAAGATGCAAAGATGTTGCAAGCGGCGGCTGAAGATGTAGATTATTCAGAGTATGAAAACTTCTTTGATACAATCTTTACTTCACCACCGTATTTTAATACGGAAAGATACAGCTTTGATGATACTCAAAGTTGGATTAGATATAAAAAGTTTGATGATTGGAACAAAGGGTTCTTTCATACAACATTAGACAAAATTATACCAACCTTAAAAAAAGGTGGAATACTGGCAATCAATATTGCGGATGTATTTTCTGCACCTGATAAGGGGTATGTGGACATAGTTAATTCTATGAACGATTTCCTTCAATCCAGAGGGTTAATTTATAAAGGGTGTATTGGTATGGAAATGACAAAAAGACCCAATAGTGGGGGTGCTGGGATGGCTGTATCGGAATATTACTCCGATGAGTTGAAGGAAAAGGCTGAAGAAACAAAAAACCACGCATTTGGAGAACCAATATGGATTTGGGAAAAATAAATTTGGTAGATTCAATAAAATATCGTATATTTGTATTCACAATTTAAAATTTAAACATAAACAAAATGAACAAAGCAAAATTAACAAGATTTATCCAAAAGTATAGTTTGGGTGGATTAGTAGAATCAGTTGCATGGAAAACGGAAGATAACAAATTAGTTACTCGTTTCATATCCGATGACAAAACTGTATTGGGTGAAATTCAATTAGATAATTTCACATTTAGTGCACCTGATTTAGGAGTGTACACAACATCGGCATTATCAAAATTACTTTCGGTAGTTGGTGAAGATATTGAGTTGGAAGCACAAGAAATTGAAGGTAAAGCTGTAAACCTTTTCGTTAAAAGCGAAAACACAAAGGTTCAGTTTCAATTGGCAGATTTGGCAGTTATTCCAAATGTACCAGATTTGAAAAAACTTCCTGATTTTGATGTTGATATTAATTTTGATGGTGCGTTTATTGATAAATTTATCAAAGCTAAAAACGCATTGAGTGATGTTGATACATTTACTATTCTTACTGAAAAGAAAGAATTAAAAGTTGTATTGGGTTATTCAAATATTAACTCAAATAGAGTTGTGTTCGTAGTTGATAAAGCGTATGCAGGTGATGTTAAACCAATTTCTTTCTCAGCAAAGTATTTGAAAGAAATCTTAACTGCAAATAAAGAGGCAACTGCGGTTGTACTTAAAGTATCAACACAAGGTATTTCGCACGTTGAATTTAAAATTGATGATTTCACTGCAAAATATTACCTAGTAGAACAACAATTAACTGCATAATGAGTTTTAATTACAAAAAAAAATATTTCTACGAAAAGAATGACTGGTTGTACGAACCGGAAGTAAACTTATTATATGAAGATGTTCTTAAAATGCCATTCGCCGATTTTGAAAGGTGGGTGGCATTTTTTAGAGAACTTGCAGTAAGAGTTTGGAATGAAACCGGAGCACCACCGAGAATCGGTGTTGATGAAGGTGAAATGATTGAACAATTTTCTAAACTACAAACTTACAAAGTAGAAAAGTTTGAAGAAAAAGATGATGACGGAAACGAAGTCATCTTTAACTTCAATAAGTTTGCAACACCAGTTAATCAATTCTTTCCTGCGATGTATAAGACGGGAATCGGTGGTTCGGCGTATGATAAGCCAAAACCATCAATCTACGATGTATTTGCAGATGATGCCTATTTGCCAGAATTTGTAAAACAAATGAGAAGATTAACTAGGCAAGATGGTATGTATCGTTTTTCTAAAACCTTACATTTAGATAATCCAGAATTTCATAATTCACATATCCAAAGTGGTAAAGAGTGGATTGAAAAATGGGCAGCGGGTAATAAGAAAGAAGGATATGGATTTTGTTTATCACAAGCGGATAGCAAAGTTCCATCACCACCAATTACTGCGCAAGAAGTTAAAGACCTTTATGCAGCCGGTATATTGAAGTATGAAAACATATCTTCATTAAAAACTGCGGATTGGGGTGAGAATATTGATAATTTAGTTGATGTTCCAAAACAACCAATTCAGATTAAAATATATCCATTAGGACAAAGAATATTTCCTGAAGCAACTGCTGCATTTCGTATCGGTATGGGTACACAGGCGGTTGTAAACTTCCCACCACTTACTGCAAAATATCTTTATAAAAGATTTACGGAACATATTAAAGAACAGGATGTAATTAACATCTATGACCCATCAGCGGGTTGGGGTGGTAGGATATTAGGAGCATTAAGTCTTGATGATAGAAATATCCATTACATAGGAAATGACCCTAATACCGAAAACTACATTTCAGAAATCGGTAAGACTCGTTATGAGTATCTTGCGGAGTTCTTTAATAATAAAGTACCGGGTGCGGCTAATCCTTTTTGGGGACACGCTAATACATACGAAATCTTTACAACTGGTTCTGAAATTATTAAAGATGACCCGAGATTTCAAAAGTATAAAGGTAAATTAGATTTTGCATTTACTTCTCCACCATACTTTGATAGAGAAAGATATTCCGATGATGATACACAATCATTTAAGAAATTTGGTAACTATGAAAGTTGGAGAGATGGATTTTTAAGACCAACATTAGAAACTATATATGAGTATCTTCGTAATGACCGTTATGTATGTTGGAATATTGCTGATATTAAAGTTGGTCCTGATAAGTTTTATCCATTGGAGCAAGATAGTATTGATATACTTACTCAATTAGGATGTGAGTATAAAGGCAAATTAAGAATGACAATGAGTCCAATGACAGGAATGGATTTATCTAAAGCGAAAAATTGTATGCAGATTGAAGGGCAATTTTATAAGTACGAACCAATTTTTATATTTTATAAACCATAACATAATAGATGTATCAAAACATTTTCTTTGAAAGAAATAGAAACTTAATTCATTTGTGGGATGACACTTTAGGGTATCGCACATTTCCATATAAAAAATATGCATATGTTAAAGACCCAAATGGGGAATATCAATCTATGCATGGTGACCGTTTAAGTAAAGTATTTAAATGGGAAAAAGATAGTGGTGAGGAATTATTTGAATCAGATGTACCGGAAACCACCAGAGTATTAGTTGACCTATATGGAGATGATACTCCATCTAAAGGTCATATTGTTTTAACTTTTGATATTGAGGTAGAAATGATAACAGGACTTCCAAACATTGAAAAAGCTGAAAACGAAATTACTTCAATAGCGGCATATGATGATGCTACAAAAGAGTATCATGTATTCGTTGTAGATAAAAAAGGTAAGGTAAACGGTAAATCGTTTCAAAAAGATGGTAGAGATGTGCATGTTCATATCTTTGGTAGTGAGCGTGAATTGTTGATGAAATACTTAACTTATGTTGAAAGTGTAAACGCAACGATTTGGACGGGATGGAATATTGATTTCTTTGACGTTCCATATCTTTATAATCGTATTAAGAATGTATGTGGCGAAAATCAAGCCAATCGTTTATCTTGTATAGGTAAAACATATTGGTCACCTTATCGTAATCGTTATAGTATTGCGGGTGTGAGTATTATGGACTATATTGGTTTGTATAAACGATACAACTTTGGTTTAGAGAGTTCATATACTCTTAATCATATCGCTATGAAAGAATTGGGTAGAGGTAAGGTTGAATATGAGGGAAGTTTGGATGACTTATTTGAGGATGATTTAGAAAAATTTATTGAATATAACATTACTGACGTTGAGTTGGTGGTATCATTGGATACCAAACTTCAATTTATTGAATTAAGTAGAGCGATTTGTCATTCTGGATTTACACCATATGAAGATTACATTTTCTCATCAAAGTATTTGGAAGGAGCTTGTTTAGCTTATCTTAAAAAGAAAGGATTGGTAGCACCTAATAAACCAAAGAATCACAAAGATAAACTTGCAGAACAGGCTGAAGCTGGTGAAGAAAAATTTATTGGGGCATATGTTAAAGAACCAATTGTTGGTAAGTATGATTGGATTTATGACTTGGACTTAACATCTCTATATCCATCAATCATTATGACCTTAAATATTTCACCTGAAACAAAGGTTGGTAAGATTTCAAATTGGGATCCTGAATCTTGGGTTAGAGGCGAAGATAGACAATATACGATTGTTGGTAAAACAAAAGAGTTTACATATAATAGAAAAGAATTAGAAGAAGTAATTAGAGATAATCAATTAGGTGTTGCTGCAAATGGTGTGTTATATACACAAAAGAAACCTGGTTTGATTGCAGATATTTTAGATACTTGGTTTAAACAAAGGGTTGAGTTCAGAAAGTTGGAGAAGAAGTATGGTGAGGCGGGTGATACTGAAAAATATGAATTCTATGGTAAGAGGCAGTTGGTACAAAAGATTCTTTTGAACTCAATGTATGGTGTGTTAGGACTTGTTGCATTTAGATTCTATGATATTGATAATGCAGAAGCAGTAACGATTACCGGTCAAACTGTAATTAAGAAAACTGCCGAAATGGCAAATCTTAAATACCAAAAAGAGTTGGGTACAAAAGACGATTATAATGTTTACATTGATACCGATTCAATTTATATGATGGCAGAACCTTTGGTTAAATTTAGGTATCCTGAATATAAAACATTTGACCAAACTAGAATGGCATCTGAAGTTAATATCGTTGCAGAAGAAACTCAAGCATTCTTAAATTCATTTTATAACTTACTAGCGGAAAGATTCTTTTGTATTCCAAAAGAGAAACACCGCTTTGAGATTAAGAAAGAGTATATCAGTAAAGCAGGATTTTGGGTAGCAAAGAAGCGATACGCACAATGGATGATTTTGAAGAATGGAATTCCTTGTGATAAATTGGATGTAAAAGGATTGGATGTAGTACGTTCATCGTTTCCAAAAGCATTTCAGGAGTTTATGGCTAAAATGTTAAAAGACATTCTAATGGGTAAAACCAATGAAGAAATAAATGAATCTCTTTTAGAATTTAAAAAGAGTATCTATACACTTCCGATAAATAAAATCGCAAAAGGTGGAGCTATTAAAGAATTGAGTAAATACGATAAAGGTAAGTGGAGAAAAGATAGTGGATTGGCGATTGCTAATTTTGAGAAAGGAACACCTGCACACGTTAAGGCTGGAATTGCGTATAATAGATTACTTAAATTCTTTGAATGTCCGTTTAAACATGAACCTATTAGAGATGGTGAAAAAGTTAAATGGGTATATCTTAAAAGTAATCCATTGGGAATAGATACTTTGGCATTCAAAGATTATAATGACCCAAAGGATGTATTGGATTTCATTGATAAGTACATAGATAGAGATGAAATATATAAAGCAGAATTAGAAAATAAACTAAATGACTTCTTCGGTGCTCTCAAATGGGAAATGGCATCGGTAGAATCACAAAACGCAAAAAAGTTTTTTGAATTCTAAACTTTTTTTCGTATATTTGTAAAACAAAATAAAATAATATGGCAAAGGCTAAAAAAACAAAAAAAGAAGAAGTAGTTGAAATAGAACCAATTGGTGAAGTTAAACTAGAGCAAAAAAAATATGAAGATTGTGAATGGTGTTTCCAATTTGACGAAGATGAGCCACAAGTGTTTGCTTGGACTGATCCTGAAATTAGTGCAGATGAGAATCCTAAAATCATTTTTGAAATAACAAATGGAGAAAATTCATATATCACATTCACAAATGGTAAATCAGGAAAAACATTTAAAATTTACGCTAGAGAAATTTCAGATGCTGGAAAAGAAATGAGAGAAGCTCAAAGAGAGGCCTTTAAAAACTTTCAAGCCGATTTAGAAAACTTTGATAAAAACATGGAAGATTATGCAAGTGAAAATAAAGAAACTGAATAGTAACGCAGTAATTCCAACATACGCAAAAGATGGCGATGCTGGAATGGATTTAGTAGCAACTGAAATCCTTAAAGATACACCTGAACAAATCACATACGGTACAGGATTGGCAATGGAAATTCCTAAAGGATTTGTAGGATTAGTATTTCCTCGTTCATCAATCAGAAAAACTGGTTTACAATTAAGTAATTCGGTTGGTGTAATTGATAGTGGGTATAGAGGTGAACTACAAGCTACCTTTAATAAAATATTTGGTGGTGAAGGGTTTTATGATGAAACGGTAGAAACTAAAGTTCCTGTTAATGACTTTTATAAAGTAGGTGACCGTATAGCACAAATTATGATTATTCCACACCCACCAATTGAGTTTAATGAAGTAGAGGAATTATCAAATACAGAAAGAGGTGAAGGTGGTTTCGGCTCAACTGGAAATTAAAAAATAAAAATATGTTTGAATTTAAAGAAGAAGAACAAATAAATCATTCACTTTGGGTAGAAAAATATCGCCCATCTAAATTGGATGATTATGTTGGTAATGAACATTTAAAAAATAAAGTAGCAGGTTATATAGAAACCGAAGATGTACCACATCTTTTGTTCTTTGGAAAAGCCGGTACTGGTAAAACAACATTGGCAAAATTGATTATCAAATCAATTGATTGTGATTATATGATTCTAAACGCATCGGATGAGAATAATGTTGAAACAGTACGAACAAAGGTAAAGAACTTTGCATCATCTATGGGATTCAAAAAGTATAAAATTATTATACTTGATGAGTTTGATTATATGACTCCAAACGCACAAGCGATTTTGAGAAACTTAATGGAAACATTTAGTAAACATTGCCGATTCATTTTAACGTGTAACTATGTTGAAAAAATCATTGAACCTATTCAAAGCCGTTGTCAAACTTTTCAAATAACTCCACCTACTAAAAAAGATGTAGCTATTCAGATGAGTAAGATTTTAAGAGCAGAAGATGTTCAGTTTGACCCGAAAGATTTAGTTCCAATTATTGATTCATCTTATCCAGATATTCGTAAGATTATCAATACTTGTCAATTAAACTCTCTTAAAGGTAAATTGCAAGTAGATGTTCAAAATCTTTTAGAGAATGATTACAAAATGAAAGTTTTGGAAATTCTTAAATCAAAAGATGATAAGAGAAATAAATATATGAATGTTAGACAGGCTATTTTAGATTCAAAGGCAACTGATTTTTCTGACCTTTATACATTACTATATGATAAGGTTGATGAGTATGCGGGAGAAAATACAGCAAACGTTATTCTTGTATTAGGAGATGGCGTAGCTAAATCGGCGGTGGCAATAGATAAAGAAATTATTGCAGCGGCAACATTAATTCAAATTTTAAATTTAATATAATATGGCAAACATTATTGGACAAGGTGAAGTTCCACAAATGCCTCAACCTAAAGTAGATATTTCACAATCGTTACCTATGGTATGTGAAAATTGTGGATATGATAAATTTATATCAACCATAAAAGTAAGAAGATTATCAAAATTATCATTTGGTGGAGCACAGGATATGGTTATTCCATTTGATTTGGTTATATGTGGAAGTTGTGGCGAAGAATTTGAACCACTTAAACCTCTTGAATTAAGAGCATTAGAACAAAAAGATAAATTAACCGCAGCGGAAACTCGCTCATTAGATTTAGATACAAATGCCTAAAGGATTATTTGACCATATCAACGCAATTACAAAAGACCAGGACCCAAAGTATTGGGATAAGCTAGATGATGCTGATAAAAAGACTTGGAGTAACTGGTTAATTCTTCGCTATATGTCTATGAATCCTGATTGGATAGAGATGATAGCAGAAATACAACCCTATATTCAAGAAGCACCACCAAAAGCAGTTTATAAAGCACTTATTGGTGTTATACCAAAGGGTAAAACTTATCTTCGTTATATGAAGGGCAAATCGGTAAAAGATTATGAACAATGGATTATTGATTTGGTAGCTAAATGGTACGAAGTTTCTACAAAAGAAGCATCTGAATATCTTGATATATTATATGAAAGTACCACCGGTAGAGAAGAAATCAAAAGAATTGCTGAAGCATATGGTACAGAACCCAAGTTAATTACCAAGTTAAAACTAAAAGTTTAATTTGGTAATATCACCATTTTTTCGTATCTTTATATAAATAAAACAAATGGCAAAAGTATCATTTTCGCAGTACTCAATGTGGAGTAGCTGTCCCCAACAATATAAGTTAAATTACATAGATAAATTGGGTGAAAGTTCTGGTAACATTCACACAATCTTTGGTACAGGAATGCATGAAACAATTCAACATTACCTTTCGGTTATGTATGGTGTTTCTAAAAAGCAGGCAGATGAAATTGATTTGGATAAACTTCTTTTAGAAAAAATAAAAGATGCATTTACCAAAGAGAAGCAGGCGCTTAGTGAAGGAACTCCTTGTACTCAAATAGAGTTAGAAGAATTCTATGGAGATGGTAGACGTATATTAACTTGGTTTAAGAAATATTGTAGTAAATTTTATTCTAAAAGTGGATATGAATTAGTTGGTATTGAAATTCCTTTAAATGCAACTGTTAAAAACGGTGTACACTTTATTGGATTTATTGATATCGTATTGAGAGATTTGGCAGAAAACTCAATTATAATTGTTGACCTTAAAACTTCAACAATGGGGTGGAATCAATATCAAAAAGCCGATAGATTAAAAAACTCTCAAATCCTTTTATATAAAAAATATTATTCGGAATTATTTAATATTCCGATGACCAAAATCAAAGTGGAATATCAGATAATGAGAAGAAAACTTCCTGAAGATTCTGCATTTCCAATTCCTTATATATCAAAGCACATTCCTGCAAACGGAACACCATCAGTAAATAAAGTATATGATGAATTTATGGAATTTATCAATACCGTTTTTGATGATGAAGGAAATTTTAGAGATATACCATATCCAAAAGTACCTGGACAAAACAAAAAAAATTGTAAATGGTGTGAATTTAAGAGTAGAGGGATATGTGATGGCAAACCTTAATTTTCGTTTTTTTATTTTTTATATACTTATATATACAAATATATAAAACGATATTACAATGAATCAAGAAAACACAAAGCTAACAACTGTGAAAATCTTGAAAGATGTATATTCATCATTTAAAAAAGTATCTTTTGATTCCGATGTAACTCTTCAAAAGTTGGTAAACCGAACTGTTGAGAGATATGTTTCTGACGAAGAATTTAGACAAGAAATGAACGAATATTTAAAATTACAAATTTCAGGTTCACAGTTTTAAGAAATAAAATAAGTTATGGCAAAAAAGAAAAAAATTCTATTACTTTCGGATGATTTAAGAATGGCAAGTGGTATAGCCACAATGTCAAAAGAATTCGTATTAGGCACGATACACAAATACGATTGGTATCAAGTTGGAGCCGCAATTAACCATCCTGAACAAGGTAAGGTGTTGGATGTTAGCGAAGATATTCAAAAAAATTATGGAATAGCAGATGCTAGTTTAAAAATACTTCCTTGGAATGGATATGGGAACGCAGATTTGTTAAGACAACTTATCAATGCAGAACAACCAGATGCAATCTTACACTTTACTGACCCTCGTTATTGGACATGGTTGTATGATATTGAGCATGAAATAAGACAAAATATTCCAATTCTATTCTACGCAATTTGGGATGATTTACCAGACCCTCTATACAATAGAGATTACTACGAAAGTTGTGATTGGATTGGATGTATTTCAAGACAAACATATGGTATTATAAAGAGAATTACTTCTAGAACTGATAAAGTAACATGGAGAACTTTAAATGATTGGCAAGTAAAATATGTACCACATGGTATTAATACCGATATTTACAAACCAACCGAAGTACCTGCCGAATATCGTAATGAGATTTTAGGTGGTAAAGAATATGATTTTGTATTGTATTGGAGTAATAGAAATATCCGTAGAAAACAGCCGGCCGATGTAATAATGGCATATAAAAGATTTTGTGAGATTATTGGTAAAGATAAAGCAGATAAATGTCTTTTATTAATGCATACACAACCTGTTGATGAAAATGGAACTGACCTATATGCTGTAATTGAAGAACTTGCACCTAATGTTAATATCCGTTTTTCTGAAAAAAGAAGAGTTCAACAAGAATTGAATTGGAACTATAATATAGCAGATGTAACAATCAATATTGCTAACAACGAAGGATTTGGATTAGCAACCGCAGAATCGGTAATGGCTGGAACACCAATCATTGTAAACGTAACCGGTGGATTGCAAGACCAATGTGGATTTAAAGTTGAAGGTAATGTATTAGTTGCAGATGATTATATTAAGATTGGTTCACTACACCAATGGAGAGAGTGGGAAGGTAAAGCAGAACCTGGTCCTTGGGCATATCCTGTATGGAGTAGAGCTATGGCATTAGCGGGTTCAGTTCCTACACCTTATATTTGGGATGATAGAGTTGATATAGAAGATGTTGCACAAGCAATTGTTAAAACATACAATACACCAAAAGAAGAAAGAAAAGCAAACGCATTAGTTGGTAGAGAATTTTTTATCAATGAAGCAGGATTAACACATACCAATATGGCCCAACAATTAATAGATGGGATTGAAGATGTGTTTGAAAATTGGAAACCAAGAAAAAGATTTGAAGTGTTCAAAATTAAATAAGTTATGAGTAAACCAACATTAGTATTTCAGGGACCTATTTTTACGAGAAGTGGATATGGGGACCATTGTAGAGATTTGATGAAATCACTACGCAAAATGGATAAATATGATATTAAGATTATCCCACTTCGTTGGGGTAACACTCCACAAAATCAAGTAACTGACCAGGATGAATTTGGTAGATGGATGCTTGAGAGAGTTACAGGAGTAGTGGAGCAAAAGCCTGATGTGTTTATGCAGGTTTCTGTAGCAAATGAATTTGAACCAAAGGGACACTATAATATTGGTGTAACTGCCGGTGTTGAAACTACAATTTGTCCAAAAGATTTTATTGATGGTTCTAACAAAATGGATTTAGTATTAGTACCATCTCATTTTACAAGACAAAATTTAGGTGGAACCGTTTACCAACAAAAAAATCAACAAACCGATGAAATAGTTGGTGAAATTAAAGTTGTAAAACCAATTGAAGTACTTTTTGAAGGAGTTGATACCAATATATTTGAATCATCAGTACCCTCTAAAAACAATACTGATATTTTAGAAAATGTAAAAGAAGATTTTTGTTTTTTAGTTGTTGGACATTGGTTAAAAGGAGATTTAGGACAAGATAGAAAAGATATTGGTATGGCAATTAAAACATTTGCAACCGTATTCCAATATACCAAAGAAAACAAACCAGCTCTTGTAATAAAGACATCGCATGCTGGGTTTAGTGTAATGGATAGAGAAGCTACTAGAAAGAAAATTGAAGAAGTTATAAAGAGTTTTGGCGATAAGTGTCCACCTATTTATTTACTTCATGGTGATATGGAAGAAAGTGATATGAGTAATTTATACCACCATCCAAAAGTTAAAGCAATGGTATCATTTGCTAAAGGTGAAGGATATGGCAGACCAATGGCTGAATTTAGTTTGACTGGTAAACCAATTATAGCAAGTGGTTGGAGTGGACATACTGACTTTTTACCAAAAGAACACGCAGTTTTATTAGAGGGTTCGTTGACAAATGTACATGAATCGGCGGCAGACCAATTTTGTATGAAAGAAGCTCAATGGTTTACTGTAAATTATTCAAATGCGGCAAATAAATTATATGATGTATATAAAAACTATAACACATATAAGGCACAATCTGTTGGGTTAAGAGAAAATACTCTTAAAAGTTTTACTCTAGAAAAAATGACAGAAAGATTTGAGGAAATACTTAATACTTATGTAAAAAGAGCACCTCAAGTAGTTCCATTTAAAGCTCCTACGGTAAATAGTCAAAAGATAGAATTACCAAAACTTAAAAAAATAGGTTAATGCCATACGGAAACTTATATAATAGGCTGATACAAAGAGAATCCATAGTTCCTAAAACAAAACTAACTCCAAGACGAATTTATAAAATAGTTTCGTATGAGTATGTTGGTGGAAAACTTACTTCGTTTAATGGGCCTCAAAGTGCTATTATTTTTTTAATTAGTATTACACCTGATAAAGTACTACATTGTATAAAGATAAGTGAAGCGCGACCTGAAAAATTCTTTCATTGGCTAAGATTAAATTTAAAAAGGGGATTGAAATACGATGAAATTAAAGAAATTGCAGAAAAAAATACTTTAGATGAGTTGTTATCACCCGATAATAAGATTGGTTCAAAAACATTTCAAGAATTAAAAAGACATGGAATATACGAACATCAGCCTGGTACATATAGGACCTATTTACTTAATAATGTGAAATCCATAAAGGAAGTTAAGTTTATTACTGATGAGTTTTTAAAGTTTCTTAAGATACCAAAACCAAAGCAATCTACCCCTAAACCGGAAAATCCTTAAAAGTGTTTATTTCTTCCATTTATTTATATTTATTTGTGTAATTACACACAAGTAGAATAAAACCATGGCAATAATAAAAAGAATACCAAAGGGTAGTCCCTTATCGGCAGCAGAAATGGATGCCAACTTGACGATTTTAGAAAACGTATCAAGTTCCGTAAATACATTATATACTACAACTGATAATTTAAATTCAACATTAACATCAGTATCTTCATCCGTATCCAATCTATCAACTTTGAGTGGACAACTAAGCGGACAGTTTACCGGTAGTGTTTTAATTTCTGGTAGTTTAAGATTTGATAATATATCAACTGATGCGGTTGCAAACGAAGTATTGGTTTACAATAGTTCTACAAAAACAATAGGAAAAACAACTTCAATAGCTAGTGGACCTGCTGGTACTGCTGGTAGTGGTGGTTCTTCTGGTACTTCCGGTAAAGATGGCACATCAGGAAGTTCAGGTACATCCGGTTCTTCTGGTACATCTGGTAAAGACGGTACATCTGGAAGTAGTGGTTCATCTGGTACTTCTGGAAGTAGTGGTTCTTCTGGAACATCTGGAGAGAGTGGAACTTCTGGTTCATCTGGTACTTCGGGTAGTAGTGGCTCATCTGGTACATCTGGTAAAGATGGTACATCTGGTTCATCGGGTTCATCTGGAACTTCTGGACAAAATGGTGATAGATTTTCATCAACATCAAGTTCTCCAAACGATATAAGCACTGGTTCTAAAAATTTCACAATAGGAACTGGATTACAATGGACTCCTGGACAGGCTATTATTATTTCTGAAAATGCATCAAATGTATTAGAAGGAACTGTAACATCTTACAACAGTGGTACAGGTGATTTGGTGGTTAATATAACAACTACATCAGGTAGTGGTACTGGTATAACTTCATGGTATATAAATACGGCAGGTGCACCTGGTCAAAGTGGTTCATCTGGAACTTCTGGAAGCTCTGGTTCATCTGGAACTTCTGGTTCATCTGGTACATCTGGAAGTAGTGGTAGTTCTGGAACATCTGGTTCAAGTGGGTCTTCTGGTACATCCGGTAAAGATGGTACAACCGGTGTAGATGGCACTAGTGGTTCATCTGGAACTTCTGGTTCATCTGGAACTTCTGGTAGTTCTGGTTCATCTGGTACATCTGGAATAAGTGGAACTGCAGGAACTTCTGGTTTAACAACAACTGTATTCCCTTACACTGGTTCTGCACTTATTAGTGGTTCTTTACATATGACCGGTTCTATAAAAATTGGTAAAACACAATATGGTGGTGCATTGTATGGTCCCACAATTCAGTTTTTAGATTTAGGTTCTGATTCAAGAGGAGTAGATGAAGTTACATCGTTTTTATGGTGGACTGATAAAAATGGCAATAATAAAGGTGAATTAGAAACAACTGCGGGGGCTACTGGTTTTCATAAATTGGCTATTAAAGAATTTGAAGAAATAAAGTTGAGTCCTTCCAACGCGATTACAATGACGAAATCGGTTGGTATTACTGGTTCATTATTTGTAAGTACATCTTTAAGTGCATCTTTAAGAGAAGGATATGCTTGGGTAGGTGGTCCTAATAATAGAACAATTTTAGTAGCAACATCTTCATTTGGTAGTGCTGGTAGTGGTACTGGAATATTTGCGGCAACCGGTTCGGTATTCGCAACAACAAACAATATACAAATCACAGGTTCTCTACAAGTAAGTGGACCTTTATCTGCTTCACTTCCACAAGGATATGCTTGGGTTGGTGGGGTTAATGATATATCTAGAATAATAGCTACATCTTCATTTGGAGCGATAACGGTATCTCAACAAGGTGGTAGTTCGTTTGGTTCGGTTCGTACAATACGATTTAACGGAGGTGTTGTTTCGGATGATGGTGGTGGACAAGTAACTATAACAACCGGCGGTGGTGGCGGTGGACTTACAATTAATAGTGGTTCATTCTCCGCAGCAGCAACAACCACAATAACATTGGATAATACAATTCGTGCTACTAATAGTGGTGGTGGTAATGTTGCACTTACTGTAGCGGCTGGAGTAGGTGGTGGTGGTTCAAACGGTACTTCCGGTACATCTGGTAAAGATGGTGGTGGTACATCCGGTTCATCTGGAGTATCTGGTACATCTGGTAAAGATGGTACTTCTGGTAAAGATGGAGTTGGAACATCGGGTTCATCTGGTACATCTGGTATAAACGGTATTGGTGCACCTGGTACAAATGGTACTTCTGGTATATCGGGTACAAATGGTACGGGCGAGTCCGGAACATCTGGTTCATCTGGTACCGCTGGTACATCTGGTTCATCTATCTCATTAACAGTAAATGATACTGTTGGTCCTACATCTGTTAGTGGTGTAACTCAAATAACATTCACCGGTGGTGCGGAAGTAACCAACACACCGGGTAGTGGACATATAACAATCACAGCCGGTACTGGTGGTGGTAGTGGTTCTCCTGGAACATCTGGTAAAGATGGTACATCCGGTACATCTGGTAAAGATGGAACATTTGTTGGTTCATCTGGTACATCCGGTACATCTGGTTTTGGTAAAGATGGTACTTCTGGATCAAGTGGAGTTAATGGTACGAATGGTACATCTGGATTATCCGGGTTTATAGGTTCATCTGGTACATCCGGTGTTGATGGAACGTTTGTTGGTTCATCTGGTACATCCGGTGTTGATGGTTCATTTGGTTCATCTGGAACTTCTGGTAAAGATGGCACATCTGGTTCATCTGGTACAAGTGGTGTAAGTGGTACAAATGGCGTTTCTGGTAGTAATGGTTTAAATGGTGGAAATGGTTCGGATGGTACATCTGGTTCATCTGGTAAAAATGGTTTAGATGGTACTGCATTTGGTTCATCTGGTACAAGTGGTGTAAGTGGTACAAATGGTGTGGCTGGTACAAGTGGTACAAATGGCACATCTGGAACTTCTGGTGTTGCATCTTTATTAGCGGTAACCGGAAGTGTAAATAATGGATTAGTTAGGTATGAAAATGCACCTGAAAGATTATTTGTAAGTAACACACTTACATTTGATGGAGCACAAATGAAATTAACAGGCTCTATGTTTGTTAGTGGTGCAATTAGTGCATCTGCATTTAACATATACGCAACGGGTACACCTGAAATAACATCAGCAACCAACTTAAATTTAACAGCTGGTACTGCGGTAATTGTAACACAATCACCAATGAGAATGGCAACGTTTACTGATGCACAAACTGGAAGTTTAACTCCTGCAAATGGAGATATGATATACAATTCAACTACTCATAAATTTATGGGATACGCGAATGGAGTTTGGGTACAATTGCATTAATAAAATATGAGAGAATATAACGTTATCTTAAAAAAGGATGTAGATTACGATGGGTTTTGGAATGATATAGAAAGTGATACCGATGGTGGCAAACTTTACATTCCAAATCGTAGAGTAGAGTTTACAAACGAAAGACCTACATCTTTACGTCAATGTTGGTACATGCTGACAGATGAAGAAGCTGAGCAATTAAAATTAGATGATAGAGTGCTAGCTGTGGAGATTCCACCTGAGCATAGAACTGATATCCAAATAGGACATCATGCAATTCAACCGGGAGATTATACAAAAACAACATCCGATAGCGGTGTATTTTTAAATTGGGGATTAATTCGTTGTAATTCTACTTCAAATGTATATGGTAGTGGGACAACTACTAATTTAAATTATAACTATACATTAACGGGTGACGGAGTGGATGTAGTAATTCAGGATAGTGGATTACAAGTAGACCATCCAGAATTTCAAGATGAAAATGGAGTATCTAGAGTAGAGCAAATTAACTGGTCAACCGCAAGTGGTGTTTCATTTACACAAAATGCAAATCATTATAGAGATTTTGATGGTCATGGTACACATTGTGCTGGTATAGCTGCAGGTAAAACATATGGATGGGCTAAAAAAGCAAGAATATATGCACAAAAAATAAGTGGATTAGAAGGTACTGGTGATAGTGGTACTGGTATTTCTACAACAAACGCATTTGATGCGATTAAAGGTTGGCATAATAATAAATCATTAAATTCATTAACCGGTGTAAAAAGACCAACCGTAGTTAATATGAGTTGGGGATATTATAGTTCATTTGGAGCATTAACCGAAATCAATTATAGAGGAACATCATATACCGGAGCATCTATTGATACGAGTACCGAAAGAATAAATAATTTTGGATTAATGTCAGCAGCATCACTTATATCAAACGTAAGAATTGCATCGGTTGATACTGATATTCAGGAAATGATTGATGCCGGTATAATAGTATGTATAGCAGCGGGTAATCGTTCTCATAAAATTGATGTTCCTAGTGGTGCAGATTATAATAATTATTATAACGATGGTACTGGTGCAACTTATTATCATAGAGGTTCTTCTCCGTTTGATGATGAAGCGTTTATCGTTGGTAATATTGATAGTACGGTTTATGATACAAATAATGACCAAAAATCAACATCATCCGAAACTGGTCCCGGTGTAACGATATACGCACCTGGTACAGATATTATGAGTGCGTGTTCAACTACAAATAGATTTAGTGGACAATCTTATTATTTAAATTCATCATATAGACAATGTAATATTAGTGGCACATCAATGGCATCACCACAGGTAGCAGGTGTGTGTGCTTTATTTTTAGAAGCAAATCCTAGATTAACACCTGCGCAATTAAAATCGGCAATATTGGCTAATGCAGGTACTGCGATATACGATACCGGTGTGAACAACGATTGGACAAATTATAGAAGTTTAAAGGGTGGTAGTTTAAAGGTGTTATATAATAAGTTTAATTCTGAAAAAACATTTTCTGCTACAAACATATCATTTTCTGGTATTGGGTTTAAAATACGATAATTTTTATCGTTTTCTCTTTTTACTTTATATTTATATATACAAATATATTACCGAAATAGATTTGGTAATTTAGAAAAAAATTGTTATATTTGTATCTATGATAAATGTTACATATGCCATTACAGTTTGTAATGAAATAAATGAAATCACAACTTTAGTTGATTTCCTACAACCTAGGATAAAATCCGAAGATGAAATACTGGTTCAGTATGATTCCGATTCTGCAACATCGCAGATAAAAGATTATTTAAATATAATCTCACAAATACATAAGAATATAAGAGTAATTTCATTTCCTCTTAATAAAGATTTTGCATCATTTAAGAATAATTTAAAAAATAATGCAAACGGTATTTTTATTTTCCAAATTGATGCAGATGAAATGCCATCCGAATATTTGGTTGAAAATATTCACAACTTTTTAGATTATAATAAAGATGTAGACCTTTTCTTCGTACCTAGAATTAATACGGTGAATGGTTTAACTGCCGAACATATTAAGAAATGGGGATGGAAAGTTAATGAAAACGGTTGGGTAAATTTTCCTGACTATCAAACTCGTATTTATAGAAGAACTTCTGAAATAGAATGGAGTGGTAAGGTACATGAAAGAATAGCAGGATATAATACATTATCAATATTACCTCAGGAAGAAATTTATTGTTTGTATCATCATAAGCAAATTGAAAGACAAGAAAAACAAAACGCTTTATATGATACAATCTAAAATAGCCTTCCTTACTGAAATGGGGTTTATTGGTAAAATACCGGCACATCATCCAAATATGAGAACCGAATTTGCTTGGATGCACGCTTTAGATGCAGACCATTATAACATTCATCTATTTGGTGCGGATAAAAATTTGATTAACTATGACCACATCTTTATAATATTTCCAAAAGGTAAAGTATTTTTAAGTGCAGAAGGGAGTAAAATTATAGATGGTATTAATCCATTTTCGGAATTACTACAACAAGATATAGTTGGTAAATTGAAGGAAAGAGGTAATAAAAAAGTACATTATATCCAAGAAGGACCTCATTGGTGGTATAACGATTATAGTATATCAGACCAAGTTTATTTTTATAATTTCTTAGCAAGTTGTGATTCAATATTCACACACAACGATTCGGATGTATATTACTACAAAGGATTGCTTCCAAACAAACCTGTAAGACCTATTGGTACATTAATGATTGATACTTTAATCAAAGATATTGTACCTACAAAAGAAGATAAAGCAATAATAGGTGGTAACTTTGCAAGATGGTATGGTGGATTTGAAAGTTATATGATAGCTGGTAATTTTGAAGTTCCTATTTGGGCTCAAACATCACATGCTATGAGAGAGAATGAAGATGTAATTGATAATTTAACTCACTTACCAAGATTAATGTGGAGTGAATGGATGCAAAATTTATCAACATTCAAATACGCAGTTCATATGATGCCAACGGTAGCAGCTGGTACGTTTGCCCTAAATTGTGCATACTTTGGTATCCCTTGTATTGGAAATCAAGATGTAGATACTCAATTACTTTGTCACCCATCTTTATCGGTAGCTGTAAATGATTTAGAAAGTGCAAGAGAATTGGCAATACAATTGAGAGATGATAAAGAGTTTTATAATCAATGTTCAGAAATGGCAAAAGATAATTATGAAGCTTGTTTCTCAAAAGAAATTTGGTTAAGAAATATAAAAAGAGAATTGGGTATATGATTAAGGCACTAAAAAGCAGATTGACAATGAAGCCAACTGGTGCATCTTTTATGGATGTTGTAACTTGGGATTTAGTTCAGTATTGGGAAGATTGCTACGGAGATAAATGGATGGCGGTATCTAAATGGGGAACTAGAATTAAAATAGATTAAATTATGATAACAGTTATATTAAATGGTTACAAAAGAGCGGAAAATCTTAATGAACAATTGGAGGCATTAAGAAACCAAACGGTTCAACCGGATGAAATACTTTTTTGGTATAATAATCCTGGTGATAATGATTTGATTAATTACGATATTGGTGCTGAAATACCAGGAGCATATTGTAATTACAACTTCGGTGTATGGGCACGATTTGCTTTTGCATTTATGGCTAAAAATCCATATGTTTGTATTTTTGATGATGATACTATACCTGGTTCAAAATGGTTAGAGAATTGCATGAATACAATGAAAACGAATGAAGGACTATTGGGTACGGTTGGATTAATTTATCCACAACCACTTCCACCGGAACAATCATCATACTACGAACCATATGCTAGAGTTGGTTGGCCTGAAGGTGGAAATAATGAACATACATTAGAAGTTGATTTGGTTGGGCATAGTTGGTTCTTTAAAAAGGAATGGTTATCTCATATGTGGAGAGAACAACCTGAATCTAAATATAATACCTGTGGTGAAGATATGCACTTCTCATATATGTTGCAGAAGTATGCGGGAATTAAAACATTTGTACCACCACATCCAAAGAATGATAAACAAATGTGGGGAAGTATAAAAGGAGCACAATATGGTGGTGATGCTAACTCACTATGGGAATCAAATCAGAGAAGTGTGGAAGGTGTACCATTTAGAGCATTAATGAATGAGTATTTTCATAATCAAAGAATAAAAGGTTGGAAATTAGTATATGAAAAGTAAAGACCCAATATTAATATGTTTTGGTACTAGACCAGAATGGTTGAAAGTAAAACCATTGATTGATATTATGGATAAGAAAGAATATAAACTCTTATTCACAGGTCAACATGAAGATTTACTTAAAGATGTGCGAGTTGATTTTACAGTTAAGATAGAAGAAACGTTTCGTCATACTAGATTAGATTCTATTATGATTGGTTGTATGGAATATTTTCCAAATTATAAATTTAGTGGTGTGTTGGTGCAAGGTGATACGGCTTCCGCTTTTGCATGTGCATTAGCAGCTTATCATAGAGGTATTAAGATATATTATATGGAAGCTGGTTTAAGGAGTTACGATTTAGAAAACCCATATCCTGAAGAAGGGTATAGGCAGATGATAGCTCGTTTAGCAGATATTAATTTTGCACCAACACAACTATCTGCTGAAAATTTAGATGCTGAAAGAGTAAAAGGTGATATTCATATTGTTGGAAATACCGTATTGGATAATCTTATGAAATATGAGAAGGGTGATTATGGTGATACTATTTTGGTAACAATGCATCGTAGAGAAAATCATCATTGGTTAGACGAATGGTTTAACGATATTAATCAGTTAGCAATTGATTATCCACAATACAAATTCATATTACCCATCCATCCAAATCCAAATGTACAAAAGCACAAACATTTACTAACGAGCATAAATGTTGTAGAACCTTTAACACACGATGAAACAATTAACATTCTTAAAGATTGTAAGTTGGTAATAACCGATAGTGGAGGTCTGCAAGAAGAAGGTTCATTCTTTAATAAGAAAGTAATTGTATGCAGAAAAACAACGGAAAGACCTGAAGGTATCCAAACGGGACATCTTTATATGTGCGAAGAGCCAATCAAACTTAAACAATTATTTGGTGAGTTGGAAAAGAATTCGTATATTTGTAAACCGTGTCCATATGGAGACGGTAGAGCGGCAGAAAAAATTAAAAAGATATTAGATGCAGAATAAATTTCAAACAGATTTTGAATATTATACCAATCTTATAAAATCAGATACAAATTTTGCTTATGCAAGATATGCTGACGGTGAAGTTGGTTTGATGAAAGGTAACGCAATTGGTACTAATTCGCAGGCATTTGCAGTTGATAGATGGACTACTCCAATTGGATTAAATAAAGTTGGTGAAGGTTTATTAAAATCATTGGAACATACCGAAACCAATTACCATTATGCAATATCAGCTCATTCAGATAGCATTGATGATTATACCTTCTTATCAGATAGAATTCAAAACTCAAATAAAACTTTTGCAAATCTTTGGATAAATTCAAATTATCAAAAGATGTATGAGTTTTATAAAACATTGGATAAGAGTGTATATGTTATATGTAACCATAGAGCTAGGAAAGAAAATTTTCCATTTAAAGTAAATGAAATATTTCCATTTCCAGATGATTGTATAAGATATTGGTTAGATTATGGTGAGGACTATATTACACAACTAATTGAATATGTATCCCAGTTAGAGAATCAAACATTTTTTGTATCTGCCGGCCCTGTTTCTGAAATACTAATAGATGAGATGTATAGAGCTAATCCAAATAACCAATATGTAGATGTTGGTTCTTCTATTGATGAATTTACACATGGTAGAAAAACAAGACCTTATATGGACTCATCTTCACAATACTCAAAAGAAATATCTTATTTTTATGAATAAATTACCGTTAGTAATATACACACATACCGATATGAAAGATGTGTGGCCGTCTTTTTTTGGGCAATTAAATAAATTTATGCCTGATTATAAACTCTATGTATGTGTTAATGAGCTTGATAAGGCACTTCCAGAAAATTGCTTACAAATCACATATGATGATTCTAAAAAATATACAAATCGTATTTTAGAATGTTTGGATAAAATAAATGAAGATGTGATATTATTTTTTCACGAAGACATGATTTTGTATTCTAGTCCACTTCACAATTATTTGGAAAAATATTACGAGCATGTTTTAACCGATAAAGCTAATAGTATAAAATTATTATACGCTGGCTCAGGCGGAATAAAATCCGAATTTGAAGATACATTGGTTCAAAATGATTTATCTAAATTTTCGGTACAACCAACTATTATTAAAATTAAAGCATTTAGAGAGTTAATAGAAAATCATTTAGAATTAACAATTTATGAATTTGAAGATTCTATAAAATTGAATGATAAAGATTTTTCAGCAACAAATGGTAGTGAGAAAAAAAGAGGAATATTCCATTATGATAGTTTTGTATTTCCATATATAGCAACTGCAATTAATAAAGGTAAATGGAACTTAACTGAATATCAAAATGAATTAAATCCTATATTTGAAGAATATGGTATAAATCCATTTGATAGAGGAATTTGGTAAATTTTTAAATATGACAAAATTAATTATCTTTGACTTAGATGGTGTGCTAGTTGAAGCAAAACAAATACACTACGATACATTAAATCAAGCTCTAAAAGAAGTTGGTAACGAATATGTTATTACGGAGGCAGAACATCTTTCAACTTATGATGGATTGAAAACAAATCAAAAGTTGGATATGCTAACTAAAGCAAAAGGATTACCAAAAGATGTTCATGAACAGGTTTGGAATAGAAAACAACACTTAACAATTGAAGCAATATCCCAATTACAAACCAATCACGTATTGGTTTCAGTATTTAAAGAATTGAGAGATAGAGGTTATCAATTAGCATGTGCTTCAAACTCAATTAGAAGGTCTGTATTGGTTATGTTATCAAAGATAGGTCTTATTGAGTATATGGATTTAATCATCTCTAATGAGGATGTAAAGAACTCTAAACCACATCCTGAAATGTATTGGAAGGCTATGAGTATGATGGGAGTATTGCCGGAAGAAACTCTTATTGTAGAAGATTCTCCACATGGCTTATTAGCAGCAAGTAGAAGTAGAGCAAATGTATTGAGAGTGGATAACCCACATGATTTGACATTAGAAAAAATAACAAACAAATTAAACGAAAATAAAATTATGAGTATTCCAAAATGGCAAGGTGGTAAGATGAATGTTCTTATCCCAATGGCAGGAGCGGGAAGTAGATTCCAAGCGGCAGGTTATACGTTTCCAAAACCACTAATTGATGTAGAAGGTAAACCAATGATTCAGGTTGTGGTTGATAACTTAAATATAGATGCTACATACATTTATGTAGTGCAAAAAGAGCATAGAGCAAAATACAATTTAGATACATTATTAAATCTAATCACACCTAATTGTAAGATTGTAGAAGTAGATGGTTTAACCGAAGGAGCGGCGTGTACAACTTTATTAGCAAAGGAATTTATTGATAACGATGCACCATTGGTTATGGCAAATTCTGACCAATTTGTAGAGTGGGATTCCAATGAGTTTATGTATAAGATGATTGAACAAAAAGTGGATGGTGGTATTGTAACATTTACGGCAACACATCCTAAATGGTCATTCGCTAAAGTAGATGAGTATGGATATGTTACCGAAGTAGCAGAGAAGAATCCAATTTCGGATATTGCAACTGTTGGTGTTTACTATTGGGCTAAAGGTTCTGATTATGTAAAGTATGCAGAACAAATGATTAGTAAGAATATTAGAACCAACAATGAGTTCTATACTTGCCCAACTTTTAACGAAGCAATTGGAGATGGTAAAAAAATTAAAACATTTAACATTGATAAGATGTGGGGATTGGGTACACCTGAAGATTTAAAATATTATTTAGAAAATTACAATAAATAAAACTTATAAACTATGATGTTAGATTTTAACCAATTGTTAGAAAAATACAATATTAAAATAAATGGTGTTCTCCATGTTGGTGCACACGAAGGCGGGGAAACATTAGCATATGTAAAAGCTGGTATAAAGGATGTAATACTTGTTGAGGCAAATCCATTTAGATTCAGTAATTTAACTGAATCATTGAATACCGGTAGATATGTTACTTGGTGTTCACCATTGACATATGCGCAATTTAATAGTAGTGAGGCTCAAATTCTAAAAGGTTATAAAGCATATAACTACGCAGTTAGTGATAAAGAGGATGGTAGTATTACTTTTAATTTGAGTAACTACGATGGTGGTACTGATTCTATTTTTAAAATCAATGAGTGGGGTAGAGATTCATCTTGGGTACCGTATGAACATATTGCTGAAATTGAAGTACCAACTATTACATTAGATAAATTGGTTGAAAATAAAGATACTTACAATTTCTTAAATATGGATGTTGAAGGAGCTGAATTGATTGTTTTAAGTGGAGCTACAGAAGTATTAAAACATTTGGATTGTATTATGTTAGAAACACAGGATAAAATAAGATTTGAAGGTTCTTGTACTAGAGAACAATTGGTTGAATTTTTAAAACCACATGGATTTGAACTTAAAGAGTATCATGATACTGGTAAAGAGTGGGGTGATTGTCTTTTTTTAAAAAATAAATAATGAACAGAAAAATTACATTTTGCATACCATCTAAAAATAATCTTCGTTATCTTAAAAATAGTATCCAATCTATTAAAGCAAATAGTTTACATCAAAACGAGATTATAGTATATGTGGATGCGGATAATGATGGTACAAAAGAATGGTTAGATGCAAATGGCATAAAGTATTTAGTTAATGATACGGATATACCAAAGGGAATTGCATATGGGTACAATAGATGTATAGAAGCAGCAACTACACCGATAGTGTGTATGTTTCATGCCGATATGTATATGGGACAGTGGTTTGATGATGCTATATTAAAACATCTAAAACCACTTTCGGTTGTTAGTGGCACTCGTATTGAACCACCATTACATCCAAAGGGATTGGAAAAGATTGTAGAAGATTTTGGAATGTATCCTGAAGATTTCAAAAAGGCGGAGTTTGATAAATTCGTTTATGAAATGCGATATGTAAATGAGGGCAAAACAACCAAAGGAATATTTGCACCTTGGGCAATTTATAAAGAAGATATTACTTCAATTGGTATGCATGATGAGAGATTTCATTCTTATCACGAAGACTCTGATATATTTAATCGTTTTATTTTGAATGGGTATGAGATAATTCAAACATGGGAAGCTTTAGTATATCATCTGACATGTAGAGGTGGGCAATTTCAAGATGGAATTGAACAAGTAACTAAAGATGAGGCATTTCACAAAATGAAAAATAGTGCATTTAAAAACTATATTAGGAAATGGGGACATTTTGTTAAAAACGATGAATATCAACATCCAATTATACCACATAAATACGATGTATGTTTTAACATAAAAAATACAAAAATAGAAGCATTGGATTTTTTAGAACCTTGGTGTTCAAATATTAAAACAGATTTATCACAAGAAAAAATAAATGAATTTATCTCAAAACAACAGGATGGTTGTATGATATCATTGGTTGATAAAATAAACAACGCAAATGAAAGCGATATTGAAATTGAATTTGATATAAATCAAATTACACAAGAAGCAATAAATTTTATAGTTGACTTGAGTTTAATTTTAGATGATAATCAATTAGAAAAAGGAGAATATCAGTTTGGTATTTTCAAATTCAAAGTAAATAGAATTTATCATATGGAAACCGAACTAATAAAATATAATATCTAATGAAGACTACTTTATTTTGTATGCATGTGATGCCACATGAAATTGAAATGCTTGAAAGATTTATGGTACAATATCGTAAGGCTCTTTCTTATTTAGATGCAAATGACAACTTTACAATGAAAGTTAGTCTTAATTTAAATCCAGAATTAACTGATTGGGAAGCTAGTGAATTAAAACAAGATTATTTTATTGAAAAATTTAATCCATTATTTGATGGTATAAAAAATATAAATGAAATAATCACCGATAATTCATTGTGGGGAACTACTCAACAAAAACGAGAAAGTATCAAACTATATTATGACCAATTTATATTCTGCGATGCTGATATACTTTTACATGAACATCTACTAAAGCATCAGTTAAATTTATCATATCAGTTAAATAATATGTATATAGTATCACCTTCAATACCACGATGGTGGGATGATAGTTGGGATGTAATTGTGCATAAAAACATGTTAGATACTAGATTAGGATATGCACACAGTGAAGAATCTATATCAAATGCATATACACAGGATGTAAATGATATATCGGTTAGAGTTGTTCCTTCTGCAAAATTCGGTTGTGGTATGCATACTTTGTATTCAAGAAGTTTTTGGAATTTCACAGGCATTCCTGATTCGTTTGGTGGATATGGTCCAGAAGATACATATGCTATGAATTGCACCGATGTTGCACGTAAATATGGACATGAGATAGTTCAGGTTCTTCTTGATGGTATATACATAACCGAAGATTATATTAATAACAAACCATCTTTTATAGATAAAATTGTAAGAATTGATAAGAAAAAAGAGTTTTATGATAAAGCACATGCTTTAGGTAGAGATGAGTTATTAAAATTTGCAAAGCGAATACTGAATTTAGGGTAATTCTTTAAAAATTATATTTATATCTATAATTTTAGGTAAAATGGCAAACATTAAAGATACGATTAGAAAAATCATAAGAGAAAATTTCATAAAAGAGATGGGTAAGAATGATATGCACCTTAAAGCTATTATGAAATATTATGATAAAGGTACTCCATCTACAAAAAAGCAAGTGGCAATTGTAGTTTCTGGTAGTAAAACTGCAAATAGAGGTATGATTCTAAATGACCTTATGGATATGGATTATCACGAAATTTTGGATGTGGAAAAGAAATTAAAGTATGTAAAAGAATACTTTGATAAGAAGGGAAATGAAAGAGTTGCAGCAGCGTTACCTCAAACCGAAGAAGAACCACAAAAAGAAATCTAAAATGGAAAATATATACTCAGTACTTATTACAGCAATTACGGTATTAGGTAGTGCAGCAGCATTTCGTTTCTATGAGAAGAAATCAATTAGAAAGGAAAGAGATGAGGAATTTATCAGACATGACTGTAGAGATAGAATATCAAAATTAGAAGCCCTTTTAGTAGCATCATCAAAAGAGAAAGATGAAATGCGTAAAATGATTATAGAGATGACATCAAAAGTTGCTGAATTAACTGTAAAAGTTGAGTATCTAACGAAAGAAAACGATAAGTTAGAAAAAGCACTTCCAAAAGCTAAAAGACAATTAAACGGATAATGCCAATATCAAGAACATTATTTATGGAAAATAAAAAATTAAGAGTATTTGATTTTGACGATACACTTGTCAAAACAACTTCTTTTATATATGTAACTCATAAAGACGGAAAAAAATCAACATTAACTCCGGGTGAATATGCAGTTTATACTGAAAAACCTGGTGATGTTTTTGACTATTCTGATTTTCAAAAAATAAATGAACCCAAATTGATTAAAGGATATGTTGAATTATTAAAAAGAATGTCAGCATCTAATAGCGGTAGAACGATTTATATTCTAACTGCACGTTCTGCATATAAACCAATTCATCAATTTATCAAAGATTTGGGAATTCGTAATTTGTATGTAGTTGCATTGGGTGATGCTAATCCAGAAAAGAAAGCAGATTGGATAGAAGCAAAAGTAAAAGATGAAGGATACGATGATGTATTTTTTGTAGATGATTCTCTTAAAAATGTGGAAGCGGTTAGAAAAAGACTTAAAGCATATCCAAACGTAAAACAAAAAATACAACACATAAAACATTCATAGTATATGGGCGTAGCAATCGTTATAGTAGACTGTACAAAACAGGATATCAATAAGGCTCTAAAAGAATTCAAAAGAAAGGTAATCAAATCCGGACACATTATGGAATTGAGAGACCGAAAAGAATATACAAAACCCACAACTGAAAAAAGGGAACAAAAACAAAAAGCTATTAGAAAGAGCCAGAGGGATGTTATATTAGATAAAATAGCCGCTGGAATTTTACCAACATCTACATTAAGCGGAAAGACAAAAAAATCAAATAATTTTTAATCAATATACTTATTTCTAAAAGGAAGTTATGATATATTGGTTTACAGGACAACCGGGTGCCGGAAAAACTATTCAGGCTACAAAACTTAGAGAATTTCTTCAAACTGAAAAACGTAATTGGAGAAAGGATGTATTTCACATTGACGGTGATGATTTGAGAGAATTGACACTTAATAAAGATTATTCAGAAACAGGTAGAGTGCAAAATATAAAGAACGCACAATTAATTGCTTTTTTCTTAAATGCAAAAGGATGTGATGTTGTTGTATCACTGGTATCACCGTACAAGGAATTAAGAGAAGAATTTAAAACCGAATGTGGAGAGAATATTGTTGAGATATATGTACACACAACTCGTAAAAGAGGTAGAGAAGAATTCAAAGTACAGGAGTATGAAGCACCTGAAGTGAATTTCTTTGATATGAATACTACATCGGAAACTCCAATACAATCCTTCACCAAATTAATACATTTTTTGAAAGATACAAATAAGTTATAGTATGAATAAAATAGTTGAAATATTTAAAGCGTGGGGTATCGCTTTTAATCCAGATGATAAGCAAGTTGATTTAGCTGCTAAAAGAATGGAAGTATGTGATGGGTGTGAGAATAAAAAAACTTCACCTGTAATTCATTGTGGGTTGTGTGGATGTGCTTTAAAAGGAAAAATATATTCACCTGTAAATGGTGCATGTCCAGCTGGAAAATGGAATCGTATAGATAATGATTATTTTCAAGCTATATATCAATACGAAAGGGCAAAAAAATTAGAACAAGAACAAAATAATTCAAATAAATAGTTATGAAAAAATATGCACTATTCATCGGAAGATGGCAGACATGGCACAAAGGACATGAGTGGTTAATCAATCAACAATTAACAAAGGGTAAAAACGTTTGGGTAGCAATTAGAGATGTTGAAACCGATGAGAAAAATCCAAAATCAGCCCATAAAGTTATGATGGATTTAATGGAAGAACCATTCTTTCAAGAAAACATAGATAGAATCCTAATCAGTATTATTCCTGATATTGAAAGTGTAAACTATGGTAGAGGTGTAGGATATGACGTTATATATCACCAACCACCAACTGATATTGAAGCTATAAGTGGTACAGGTATTAGACAAGGGTATATAGATACAAATGGCGATATAATTGTTTACAACGTAGATAAAAATGATAGTACAGCGAAAGAGACACATAGCTAAAACCATCTCGTATCGTATTTTAAGTACTTTAATTGGATTTATTATAATGTGGTGGGTAAGTGGTTCAATTAAAATTGGCGCCGCATTTGGGGTAGCAGAATTGATTTACAAACCTATTCAATATTACATCCATGAAAGAATTTGGTATAAATGGATAAAATACGGTCTGAAAAAATAAAATTGATATACTTATATAAAGAAATTAAATTAGTATATCAAAATTGTTATGGAAGAACAAAAAGAATTTAAGGAGTTTACAAACTTTGACCCTACAAAGGATTTATCACTAGCTCCACAAAGAAGAACAAAGAGAGGATTGGGTGCAAGGCCTTTATTAGAATCTGAAATAAAGGATATTCAAAAGAAAGCACGTTCAGCGGCTGAAGCTGCTAAATTATTGGGGGTATCATACAATACCTACAAAAAATACGCAAAAGAATATAAAGTATTTGAGGATTTAAAAAATCCGCATGGCATAGGAATCCGTAAAGGTTCTCAAAGTGTGCATGGGTATCATTCGTTGGATGATATTATTGCTGGAAAATATCCAAAATATCCGGTATGGAAATTAAAAAGAAGATTATTGCTTAGTGGGTATATGGAAGAAAAATGCTGTAATTGTGGGTTTGAAGAAAGACGGATTACTGACCATAGAGTTCCATTGGTACTTGATTTCATAGATGGTGATAAAAAGAACCATAAATACGATAATTTAAGGATGTTGTGTTTCAATTGTTCGTTCTTAATTAACGGAAACCTATCAGGTCCTAAAAAAGAATATGAATATTAATTTGGTAGATTCAATAAAATATCGTATATTTGTAATTAAACATTAAAAACATAAATTATGGCAAAGTATTTTGAAGTTACAGTGACCGTACAGCACGAAGTAGATGGTGGTAAAGGCGGTACAAAGATTAAGAAAGTTAAAGAAAACTATTTAGTAGATGCGATGACAGTTACTGAAGCAGAAGCTAGAGTAGTTAAGGAATTTGAAGATGCGGGTATCCAATTGGATTACGAAGTAACATCTGCAAAAGAATCTAAAATTTTACAAGTTATCAAGTAATGGCATTTGAAACTAAAATAGAAGAAATTAAAGAAGTTGTATTAAAGAGAGTACCACCGGGTGACAGATGGCAACCAGTTGATTCTCCTTCTACAATTTTGGAATCTCTGACAGATGGTTTAGAGTATCATTTCCAACAAACTGGACAAACGGAATTCTTCCTATCAGCTCGTAAAGGGACGGTAGAAGTAATCTATAAAGAGGAAGTAAAGGTAGAAAAACCTATTACAAAATACTCTTTATATGGTGAAGATTAACGTTTGTTTACAAAAAAACTATATATTTATAGATAAACCTTAAAACAAAAATTATGACTACATTATTAATTATTGTGGCTGTTCTTGCAATCGGTGGAACATTTGCATACTTTGGTATGAAATCTGGTAAGATTGAAGATAAGAACAACAATAACATTCCTGACGCTATTGAAGAAAAAATAGAAGAAGTTAAGGAAGTTGCAGTTAAAGTAAAGAAAGTAGCTGATAAAGCTAAAAAAGTTGCTAAAACTGTTGTTGTTGAAAAGAAAAAGCCAGCAGCTAAGAAACCAGCTGCAAAGAAGACTAAGTAATCAATGAAGAATCTTATATCCGAACTATCTACTATCCAAAAAGAGATTAAGGAAATCAGAAACAAACTATTCGCTGAAATAATCACCGAAGGAGTTGATGATCCTGGTATTCTTAAATGTATCTTTTTGGCTGGTGGACCGGGTAGTGGTAAATCCTACACTGCAAAAGAAATCTTTGGTGTAGGTAAGGGTGATATTGAAACCGTATCGGCGGGTGGATTAAAACTCATCAGTTCAGATACGGCATTTGAGCAAGCTCTTAAAAAGAATGGTATTAATCCAAAAGATTTAGCGGATATAGAAAAGAATGACCCTAACTTCTGGGCTTATATAGCCGGAGAAGAAGGTGATTCAATTCGTAACAAAGCTAAAGCCGTTACACAAAAACAACAAGCATTTTACGAAGCTGGGAGATTAGGAATGATAATTGACGGAACAGGAGATGAAGTTCTTAAAATCCGTAACAAAATGGATAAAGCTGAAAAGCTAGGATACGATTGTTATATGGTATTCGTAAACACCTCGTTGGAAGTTGCAATTAAAAGAAATGCTGAAAGAAGTAGAAGTTTACCCGAATCTTTGGTTAAAGAAATCTGGAGTAAGTGCCAGGAAAATATGGGTAAATTTCAAGGTATGTTTGGTAATAACTTTATTATAGTTGATAATACTGAATATCAACCTGTAAATCGCTCAGTACAAAAACAAGTTGATGCTTTTTTAAGAAAACCAGTCCAAAACCCAATCGGTAAGAAGTGGATTTTGGGTGCTAGATTAATTAAGAAGCATTTTAAATAGGTTACGTTACAATTTACAATAAAAATGTAACAACAAATGGCAAAGTCAGTAGGTTCGGCAAACAAAGTATCTTTTGGTAAAAGAAAAAGCAATCCAAACGGTAAAAAATCTTATGGTCCAAAAGCGCAAGCACCTAAAAAGTATAGAGGACAGGGTAGATAAAATGGGTTTATGAAAAACGAAAAAGCTTATCTGAAAAAGTTTGTGTATAATGAAATTGATGAAGAAGAATTATACATAAAAGAGAAAGGCAAAGTTAAGAAACTAAAACCAAAGAAGAAAGATTCTAAACCAGTAAAAGGTAAAAAGAGTTTTTCGGAAGATTGGGATTAAAATATAGAGTTATGAATAAATGGTTATGGAGAGCGCTCGGCTTACTTTTTGTAGGTTGTGCATACATAGGAGCTATTGTACCAGGTATACCTATGACAACTTTTGTGGTACTAGCGGCGTGGGCATTTGCTAAAAGCTCACCGGCATTAAATCATTGGCTACACACACATCCAACATTTTCACCACACTTAATAAGATGGGAAACTAAAAGTATTTATCCAACAAAAGTAAAATGGATAATGCTTGTAACTATGGTTATTAGTTATACTATTTTACTATTTACACTTTCACATAAACCATTTGCACTAATTGGAATAGCATTGTTTATGTTATTTTGGTTAGTATGGGCGTGGAGATATCCAGGTTCGGAAGAAGAATATGAACGTAGAGTAAAAGCTGGAGAAAAAATTGGATGGAGAAAATAATATAATGTATAGTTATAGTGATGGAAGATGTTACGGTTATTATTCAAGGAAGATTACTACCTGAATGTTATGAATTTTGGATAAAAAATTATAAAGATTGTCCTGTCATACTTTCAACTTGGGTAGATACTGAAATAGATTTTAAAAATTTACCTGAAAACTTTACCGTATTACTCAGTCCATATCCTTTTGATTTTGGTGCACAAAATCTCAACCTTCAACTAATATCAACTTTAACTGCATTAAAACGGGTTGAAACAAAATATGTTATAAAATTAAGAGGAGATGAATATTACTCCAATTTACAATATATTAGAAATTCTATATTAGTTGAACCGCACAAAATACACACATCACCTATATTTTTTAGAGCATGGGAATATGCGGAATACCACATATCAGACCATATTGTTGCGGGAACTTTGGAAAATATGTTAGTTATGTTTGGTGAAACTAAATATAATTTTGATACTGGTAAAGTAAATATTTCTAAATGGAAAGTGGATGGTAAATTTCATAAATGGGTTACCACACATGCGCCGGAAGAAAGAATTACTAAATCATATTTAAATGCAAAAGAACCATTTAGATTTGAGAAAGTTGATGGTAGAATTATAATGATGGAGCATTTTAATATTTTAGATATTGAATTACTTCATCCTTATAAAATTAAAGCAAATCTATTTAGAAAAGAATGGACGAGTGGATTTATACCTGAAAGAAATTTTAGTATATCTAGAATAGAACAACTATTTGCAGATGACCCTTATAAAAGAAATGACGAGAAATGATTTATATATCACATAGAGGAAACGTAAACGGAAAAATAGAAGAAGCTGAAAATAAGCCAGAATATATTGATGATGCACTTCAAATGGGATTTGATGTTGAGGTTGATGTTTGGTACATAGATGGTAAATGGTGGCTGGGGCATGATGGTCCGCAATACGAAATAGATTTTAATTGGATAGACGATAGAAGTGCTAGAGTATGGGTACATTGTAAGAATAAGCAGGCTGTTGAATACCTTACTGAAAACGATTATGAGGCGGCTAATATTAATTGGTTTTGGCATGAGGAAGATACAATGACTTTGACATCGTTTAATTATGTTTGGGTTTATCCTGGTAAACAACCGATTAAGAAAAGTATAGCCGTAATGCCTGAAATATACAACGATGATGTTTCCAAATGCAGCGGAATATGTTCAGATTATATTCAAAAATACAAAGATGAGAATTTATCCACCAAATAAAATTTATATTTCAAAAAGTCCTGTACATGGATATGGTATATTCGCAAATGAAATAATAGATGCGAATGAAATTATAGAAGAATGCCCTATATATGATTTAAAAATTCAAAAAGGAGAAATGAGTCCCTTAATGAATGATTATAGGTTCAACTGGCCTCAAGGTAGTGGAGCTAATTGGGATAAGCAAGTTTTAGCATGGGGATATGGTTCTTTATATAATCATTCTGAAAATGCAAATGCTTATTGGCGTTCTAATTTGGAAAACGAAACATTTGAATTCGTTTCCAATAGGCGAATTGAAAAAGATGAAGAAATATTTGTTTGGTATGGTGGTGTAAGTTATTGGCAAGATGGTAGAACTAATACGAATGTAATATGAGAGTAGCGTTATGTTTTTCAGGTCATATGAGAGACCTAAATGAAACTAAAAATTTCTGGACAGAACTTATTAAGAAGTATGATATAGATGTATATGCTTCGTTTTGGGATATTGAAAATCCTGAACTAGGTGATACTATAAAAGAATTTGAAAAAGTATATACCCCTAAACGTTTGGAAGTAGAGAGCTATGATATCTTCAAACAAACCACACAGGATTTCGCATCCATGCACATTCAATCACCAACAAATATAGATTTGCTTTTTCAGAATACAACTAAAGCGTTTGGACAACTATCTATGTACTATAAAGTTTGGAGAGCAAATATGTTATCTAAACAATTGGGAATTGAATATGATTTAGTTATACGAACTCGTATTGATATTGTATTAGATGAAAATTTTGAACTTCAATTAAATGATTATTTAAACGTACCTATGGGTAGAGTACAATCTTATAGTTGGTCAAATAATTTTGGAATCAATGATTGTTTTGCATATGGTAGGCCAAAAATAATGGATTACTATTCTTTTATATTTTTACAAATGATGGAATACCTAAAACAAGGACACTACGCATTTCCACCAGAACATTTTTTATCGGTACATTTTAGTAAGATAAAAATAGAAATAAGAGAATTTCCAAATTATATGATTATAACTAGGATATCCAAAGGAACTCAACATGAAGTGTATAACAAATTTATATCACCACCTAGAGAAGAAATTCTATGGAGTGATAGGACTGAATTTTTACCGGACCCAAATGGTAGTTTTAAAAAGAGTTCTATAAAAGATGATTTTAACGTTTAATTCAACAATGATATATTTAATCAAAATATAGTATTATGAATATGGAAAATAAAATTAAAGACATAATAGAAATGCTAGAAGATGCTATTTCATTTGAAGATTGGCGTAGAGTAGAAGATGCTAGAAAAGAATTAACATTTTTGTTTGAAGAAATTGAGTCATCATTTCCAATGGATGAATGGGATAATGAAGAACTTGATTAATACATGAAATTTTGAAAAAAACAAAAATATTAGTTACAGGCTTTCCACATACTGGTACATCTATTCTTAAATCTAAATTGGGAGAATGTTCCAATTTATATGAAGTGCCTTTTGAAACCCCATTTGTAAGACCAGAAGATATACATTATTCTGGTGATAGAGAAAATATTTTAATTAAACATCCTGTATTACCGGTCGATATTCGTGCTGGTGGTATAGCCTATACACGTCATCCTGATTCTAGATATTATGACTATAAAATTATTATGGTGATTAGAAATCCTTGGAACGTATATACTGGATTAATTAAAGGTGGGGTAAATCCATTGACTAATTTAACGGTTGATGGGGGCAATCCAGCATACCATACAAAAGTTCAAGAATATTTAGTTACTGCTGATTTTTTCAGACAAGTTAGAGATAACAACTATCCAAATATATACGCAATTAGATATGAGGATTTTTTTCCTAATAACTTTGAAAAATTACGCGAACTTATGGATATGTTAGAGTTGGATTATACGGAAGAAATTTTTACAAATCGTACAAAAGATTATATTCATTGGCCTAACAAGCATTATGCTAATATAAAAGACGATGAAACCTATAAATCCGATAGGTACGCATATAGAACTTGGCAGATAAACCAACCGTTTCAAAATATGAATGGTGAAGTTGATATTCCAGAAGAACTTAATAAAATTCTAACGGAATCCGATATAATAAAGGAGCTGGGATATTCGGACCCGCGTAACTAATTGATTTTCAATGACTTATGTAACTCATTGATTTCCAACGTATTATAACTTATTGATTTCCAATGACTTAAAAAATATTTCAAAAAATATTTGGTGGTCTGAAAACTTCTTTGTATATTTGGGTATATTCATTCAAAATTAAACCCCTTTATATGAGTTGGTACACAGATTTTAAGAAAGGTACAAAAGACCACCTAGTTAGTGGCAAATCTAAAAAAAGTAAATCATATAGTTCTTATGGTAAATCTTCTTGGTGGATGGATGATTGGGATTATTCTGCTCCCGTATATTCATCTTATTCCACAAAGGAATTGGCTACAAAGAACTTGTATAAGTTAGCTGCACATCGTAGAGCGATTGCTAACTTCGTATCTATTGTAACAGGTCAATCTATACCTGTTAAGTTTTCTACCAAAGGTGATTCTTATACCGATGGTAAGGTAGTAACTATTTCCGCTAACATCGCTGAACCAAAGGAGTTTGACCCGGCGGTGGGTTTGGCACTTCACGAAGGTTCACACATTAAACTTTCCAACTTTGACATATTGAGAGATTTGGAAATGGTAATCATTAGAATTATTGGTATTGAAGAATCCAAGCGTTTAGATGAAATTTCAAACCAAAAGGGTGTTACATATTTTGCAGGTGTTGTGAAAGACATATTGAACTATGTAGAAGATAGAAGGATTGATAACTTCATCTACAAATCGGCACCCGGTTATAGAGATTACTATCGTTCAATGTATGACAAGTACTTCAATGACCCTGCTATTGATAGGGGTATGAAATCGGATGAATTCACCGAAGAAAACTTTGAATCATATATGTTCCGTTTGATTAACTTACATTCAAAGTTCAGTAAACCAAACGCGTTGAAACGTATGCCAGAAATTGCTAGGATTATTAAACTTAATGAGATTAGTAGATTGAAAACAACCGAAGATGCACTTAAAATAGCATTAGAAGTTTACGCTATTCTTATTGACGCAATCGAACCACTTACTCCACAACAACAACAAAAAGGACAAGGACAGGGTAGTGGTAATGGGCAAGCCGGTGAAGGTGAGCAAGAGGCCGGTGAAGATGATATTGAAGTTGATATGAGTGGTGATGATGGTGATAGTGAGAATGGTGATAATGAGAATGGTAGTGGTGATGATGGTGATATGAGTGGTGATGGTAACGAACCTGCCGAAGATGGTAAAGGTGTGAAGGGTAAGATTGTTATTAAACCTGGTAAAGGTAATGGTAAGCCAGCGGAAGGACGTTTATCTCAAAGACAGATTGATATTATTCGTAAGAAGATAGAAAAACAAAAAGAGTTCTTACGTGGTAAGATTAAGAAAACCAAAGTATCATCAACCGAAGCAAAACAATTGGAATCAATTGAAGAAGCTGGTGCAGAGATGAAAGTTGTAGCACAGGATTATTATGGTAATGGTAATTCATTCAAAGGCATTGAGTGTGTTGTGGTTAAGAAGATGACTCGTAACCTAATGGAGCAAGATAACTTCCCACTTACATCTAAACGCTATAATAAGACCGAAGATACAATGTATGACCAATACTCCAAAGAAGTTGCCGAAGGTATTCGTATCGGTACATTGTTGGGTAAGAAAATGCAAGTTAGAGGTGAGAGTAGAGAAACTATCTTTAATCGTCAGCTTGTAGGTAAGATGGATAAGAGAATGGTATCATCGTTGGGTTATGGTAATGAACACGTATTCTATACTAGAGAGATTGATATGTTTAAAAAAGCTAATCTACATATTTCGGTAGATGCGAGTGGTTCAATGGGTGGTGAGAAGTGGAGAAAAACTATGACTAACATCGTAGCATTGGCTAAGGCAGTGGATATGATTCCTAACCTTAATATTCAGATTAGTTTCCGTACAACAACCGGTGAGCTACCTTACATTGTATTGGCTTACGATAGTAGAGTTGATAAGTTTATGAAGGTTAAACAATTGTTTGGTTACTTACATCCAAACGGAACTACACCTGAAGGATTGTGTTTTGAGGCAGTGATGAAACAAATGGTAGGTAGTAATGGTGAAGTTGATTCATACTTCCTAAACATATCGGATGGTGAACCTTACTTTCATGGAAAGGGTATGAGTTATAGTGGTAGTAATGCAGCTAAACATACTCGTAAGATGATGAAATCAATTGAAGGTATGGGTATCAAAGTATTGAGTTATTTCGTTAGTGATAGTAGTTACGATATGGATGAAAATAGTAGTGGTTCAGCTAGAACGTTCAAAGAGTGTTATGGACCGGCTGCTAGTTATATTAACGTAACAAATGTAAATGAAGTAGCTCGTACAATGAACCGATTATTTATGAGCAAACCACAAAATTCATAACTGATTGATTATCAACGAGTTACGAAAATCACTCCTAACTCGTTGATTTTCAACCACTTATAACCCCAAAAAATAAATTTGGTAGATTCAAAAAGATTTCGTATCTTTACATAGTAAGATTGATAAGAAAGAAACATTTATTATTATATATTAAAACCCCTTAATTATGGCAAAGCCTAATGTAGACAAAATGAGTAAACAAATCTTTAAAGTTGTAAAGATTGGCTCACATTTCAAACTAGCAAATACTGCTGGTAAAATAGTAGGTACACAAGGAATTGGTACTCCTACTCGTAAAAAAGCTTATGAAGCAGGTAAAGCACTTCGTAAGGTAGTTGGTAGTGGTGGTAAGATTCAATACCGCTTAACCGATATGACTGAATTTGATAACTTGGTTGCTCCATTGAAAAGTAACGCCGAAGTTAATGTAGAGAAGTTGGATAATCATAAAGAGATTACCGATTTTATCCATAACGAATCGGTTAAACTTAAACCTGAAGGATTGGTTATTTCTGACTTAAAGTGGAAATACCTTATTCGTTCAGCTGTTAGAGCTAAGAATATTATGATGACAGGACCGGCTGGTTGTGGTAAGACATTAGCGGCTAAAGCACTTACCAAAGGCTTAAAGAGACCTGATTTCTATTTCAACCTTGGTGCAACGCAAGATGCGAGAGCAACCCTAATTGGTAACACACACTTTGATAGTAAGAAAGGTACATTCTTCGCTGAATCTGCTTTCGTAAAAGCAATTAGTACTCCAAACGCTGTTATCCTATTGGATGAGTTGAGTAGAGCACATCCTGACGCTTGGAATATTCTAATGACTGTATTGGATTTGGGACAACGTTACCTTCGTTTAGATGAGGCTGTTGATTCTCCAATTGTTAAAGTAGCGGATGGTGTTACCTTTATCGCTACCGCTAACATTGGTGGTGAATATACTTCAACTAGAGTATTGGATAGGGCGATATTAGACCGTTTCACTACAATTGAAATGGATGTGTTGAATGATGAGCAAGAATTGAACTTGTTAAAGTATATGTATCCTTCGGTTAGTGAAGAAGATTTGAAAGCAGTTGCTGAAATTGCTACTCACACTCGTGATATTGCAAAGACAGGTGATGGTAAACTTTCAACCGGTGTTTCAACTCGTGCTAGTGTAGAAACTGCTGGGTTGTTATACGATGGTTTCAGTTTGTTTGAAGCAGCTGAAATTAGTATGTTCCCATTCTTCTCTAACGATGGTGGTGTAGATAGTGAAAGAACGTATGTGAAGCAGTTGGTTCAAAAGTATATTAAGGATGATAAAGCTGATGAGGCATTATTCACCGAACCAACCGAAGATGATAGTGAGAAGATTGTTTGGTAATTTAAGGGGTTAAATCCAGACATAAGGTGGGTGGCTTCGGCCATCCACCATTTTTTGTAAATCCCAAACCTTAAAAATAAAAAAATGAAAAAATTTAGTATAAGCGAAATGCTTATTTTGGTGGTATGTGTAGTGTGTATATTCGTAAGTGAATACATCTACCTAGTTCAAGACAATGTATTAAAAGCAATCTTTATAGGTTTATGGCCACCAACTATATTAGGATTGTTAAACTTTATCAATATCAAAAGAAAATAAAATGGAAAATTTAGATATAATAATTCTTACATCTATTGTTTCAACATTGTTCATTGTATTTGGTATTACTATGTATAAGGAATTAAAAAACGCACCTGACCAAAGTAAGGATTTGTATGAAAGAAGTCCTAGAGCAAATATGATTAGGTTCGTTGGTTCTATATTTGATGATAATACAATTTCTAAAAAAGAGAAAAAAGTAATTTACAAAGCAGTAAAACGAACTATTTCCGATATGGAAAGTGATGGAATGTATTTTCCGGAAGAAGTGAAAGAAAGATTACAAGAATATAGAGAAGAAATGCATTGTGAATATAGTGGATTACCTTCACCAAAAGCATACGAAAATGTTAAATAAAGCAAACGAAAACGAAGTAATAGATAAGTTCGAAAAGGGTAAGAGATTAGAATCTGCAGCTAAGTACTATGGCCTATTTTTAGAGTCATTGGGATTTAATTATGAAGCTGACCCTCAAACGATAGATACCCCAAAGAGAGTAGCTAAAGCTTGGTTGGATGACTTGATTAAAGGTAGTGTAACAAAAGAACCTGATATTACCGTATTTCCAAATGAGGAAGGATATAATGGTGTAGTTATTCAGACCGGTATTAAAGTTAATTCAATGTGCGCACATCATAACTTACCTTTCTACGGGTATGCAGCTGTGGCATACATACCAAAAGAGAATGTAATTGGATTGAGTAAGTTGAATAGGATTGTAGAATGGTTCAGTAGGAGACCTCAAATGCAAGAATCCCTAACGGCTCAGATACATAAATTCGTTAGTGATAAATTGCAGTGTGATGATGTGGCAGTTTCTATTAGTGGACATCATCTTTGTTGTGGTATGAGAGGTGTACAACATCCTGATAGTATAATGACTACTAACAAATTTAGTGGGGCATTTGTAGAGAAGGATAATTTAGTAAGACAAGAATTTCTACACGCAATTAAAATGAATAATTTAAAATAATAATATGAAAGTAAATTTAAGCTTACTTAGCAAGATGAGGTCATTCATCGGATTTGAAATTGGACATAGTGGTTATTTAAAGAAAAACGATGATGGATATCCTGTATTAGTAAGAACCATTGAATTCAGTTTGGGATTTCTATTCGGATGGGTATCATTTGAATTTAATAGTGGAAGACAAATTAATTTAGATGAAATAAATCAACAATTAAGAGAAGAAGTATTAAAAGGTAAAAAAATCGGATAATATGAATAAGGATACAACAAAAGATTGGATGGATAAGTTAGTGAAAAATTATCGCATACCAGAAGAACAGCCAAAAGAAAAGAAAGAACCTGTAAAGTTACTCAAAGAGTCCCAACTTCGTATCATTATGGAGAGGGATAAAAAAGATTTGGTTAATAAGAAATAATTTCGTATATTTGTATAAATTGATTAAGATGAAAACATTTAAAGATTTGGAATTTAATCCGCACCCTAATCACTTGGGTGGTGTTCAAGCTCGTATCACATTTGATAATGGATATGGTGCTAGTGTTGTTAAAACTCCATATACCTACGGTGGTGATATGGGATTGTATGAGTTAGCTGTGTTTGGTAAAGATGGGCACATAACATACGATACACCAGTTACTAATGATGTGGAAGGTTATTTGAGTGAAGATGATGTAACAAAATTATTGGAACAAATTCAAGAACTATAACATGAAGTTATACAAAAATAATGATATGAGATTTGCAGGAACTAAAAGACAACAATATACATCGGAGAGAGTTCGTAAAATGAGAATGGAACGAGCGCTTGTTAAGGCTAAGAAAGATGGTGTGAGTGATTCACAGGTACAAATGTATTTAGGTAAGTTACAAGCTGCCGGACATATGAAAGTGAATGGTTTTAAGAAAATGAGTATTGATAGTAAACCAATGGGTATAGGTGTTCAACCTGATACTGCATATCTTAAAACTATGAATGTGGAATTTGAGATGTATAATCAGCAGGGCATGAACGATAGACCGCATTTTGCAGGTTATCTTCGTTCAGCATCGGAATCAGATAAACAATATCAATTAAAAGGATGGTTCAATGAAGATGGAACAATCCGATTAGAATTAGTAAATTAATATGGATAAGTTAGAAGCATATAAAACGTTAATAAGTGCGGCATTTGATATTCAGATGAACGCTAACGATTACTTTCATTATGCATGTGCTCAAATGGTAACGATAGTTAGTGAAGATGTGTGGTGGGTACTTGAACATATAGAGAAATATGGCGATGAAGGTATGTATTCGGCTATGGCATATATCCAAAACGAAGAACCAATTCCACCACATAGAAACGATGCGTTTAATGAAGCTCTAATGGAGTTGGTAGATAGAAAGCAGGAAGTGCATGGTGATATTGATTGGGAATTTCACTATTATAATGATAAAGGACCTTATAGAACAATAAATAAAGACTAAGTTATGGCACAATGTAAATGTTGCAAAAGAGAAAAAGATTTAAGAATGGGTTATTGCTTTGATTGTGTTGAAGCAGAATCTATTATTCAAACTGGATTGGATATGTATGATGATGAAATCAAAAAAGTAGATGAACTTACAACCGGAATGAGTAAGTTACAACATATTCTTAAAAATTATATAACTATTAATAAATAGATTATGGGATATAATCCTTATAGATGGTGGACTAAAGGTAGACCTAACAAACCACTTAAAGCTGAAGCACCCTTATTGTTGAAGATACGAAATGGTGACTTTGACTATTCGTATATGTTTAGTGAGGCTAAAGGAATGAGAGATACTTCACAAATGGTTTATGAACAAACATATAAGAACTATGGTGGTACTGATGAGAAGAATCGTAAAGAGGCTGCATTAGAAGCTAGTAGAATGAAAAGGGTAAAAGCTATTAAGTTGGAATTGGAAGCAGCTAAAGATGAGGAAATGATATTGTGGAAATTGAGAATGGAATTGAAGAAGGAATTCGGAAGGGATTTGTGGGATAAAGCAATGGAAAGACAGAGAGGTAAGGGAACATTGGAAGATTTATACGAATGGTATCGTAAGAATAGCAGAGTAAAGAATCCACAATCCTATCAGGATATTCAGTTGAGAAAACCGAATACCAAAGGGTTAGAATATTTATTCTAAACGAAACGTTAATATGAAAAATTTAATAAAGTTAGATTCTATCAACGTATGGGCTGGACCGTTAGGTATTATGAACTGTGATGATAATGGTTTACCAATATTAGAAGAATCAAAAAGTTGGGATAATATTGAACCGGAATGGTTTCAACAATTATCCAATGAAGATAAAGAAAAAATAAACACAATTATTAATAACAAAAACAACAAAGACTAGTTATGGAAATCGTAAAGAGCAGATTCGGACAAGAAAGAAGTATTGAAAGAATCAATCTAAACAAAGTGAGAGTTTTAGGTGAATCACAATTTGTTCGTAAATCAACAAATAGAAATGGTGATGTGACCTTATTTGATTTTGAAGGTGGACCTGCTTACACGTTAGGTGGTAAGTTATCATTTGAAAAAATGTTATGGAAAATCAATTATATAGAACCAATGGAAAGTGGTTATAAAGATTTATATGAAGTGAATCTTCATATAGAACCAATTTGGAGATAATATGGAATTAGACCCGATACAACAAGCGGAGTTGGACAGATTGAATAAAGCATTAGAAAACCAATCCATTCAGCCCGAAGATAAGAAGAAACTTACTCAAAAGAAATTCAATCCTAAAACAGGTGAATTGCAACTATTTGTTGATAATGGTAAGGGTGGTGTAAAAATGGCATCGGTGAATATTTTTGAATAACGAAATCCGAAGGATGAGTCGTAAAGGGAAAAATTTTTGATAGTAAATGAGTCACACAAGCGAGTATAAAGGATGTGTTGTTATACAAGGTCCCATCAATACTGAAATATTAAATGATATACGAAGGGGGTGGGATGGATATAAGTTGATATTCTCCACTTGGCCGGGTGTTGATTTAGATAAGTTTTATCCAAATGAAACCGTTTTGGTATCCGAAATACCTGAGCATAAGGGTATGATGAATTTCCAATTACAAAAAGTATCTACTATTGCTGGTATGTGGCATGCAAAGGCGTTGGGATGGAAAAGAGCCGTTAAGTGGAGAAGTGATATGATACCGGTGGGTGATGAATCTTTTTGGAATTTATTTGATGGTGAACGTCTTAACTTCTATATGTGGGCCGATGTTAATGGTGGATATCTAACTGATTACTTTATGGAAGGGGATATAGATGATATAATTAATTTGTTTGATGTTACAACAGAAGGCCCGTTTCCGGAGTGGAATATAACACATAGAGCTAGAGATTTGGGAATGTGGGATAGATTAAATTGTATAGGTAATAATTTGAATGGTAAGATGGATGTGAGATGGGTATCCAAAGGATTTTCGTTATCTACCAATTTAAACAACAATTTATTTACACACAATATTCCTGAAAATTGGGGATTGTGATAATTATTGGTATGAAAATACTAATACTAAAGATTGAGGCGGCCTTAATTACTTTTGGAATAGCGATGTACGAATATTTCAAAGGTGGTAATAGGCCTTGGTATTAAGAAACTAAAAATACAATAATATGGCATACGGAGAAAAGGTAATAGACCATTACCAAAACCCGCGCAATGTTGGTACGTTGGATAAAAGTAAATCAACGGTGGGGACAGGGTTAGTTGGAGCACCTGAATGTGGTGATGTGATGAGACTCCAAATAGAGATTGAAGATGGAATCATAACCGATGCGAAATTTAAAACGTTTGGATGTGGTTCGGCAATTGCTGCATCTTCCCTAGCAACTGAATGGTTAAAGGGTAAGAGTGTGGATGAGGCGGCAAAGTTAGATAATATGGATTTGGTTGAGGAATTATCTCTACCACCTGTTAAGATACATTGTTCGGTTCTTGCACAAGATGCGGTTCAAGCTGCTATTAACGATTATAGAACAAAGAATGGTTTAGAGCCATTACAATTTGAAGAAAAACTACACTAATGAGAAGATTGTTTAGAAGCCGTTATGAGAAGAAGATAGCTGGTATATGTGGTGGATTGGCACTTTATACGAATAGTGACCCATCGGTTTGGAGAATCATTTTTCTAACCCTAATATTTGCGCCTGTACCTGTTATTATGTTTTACTTTATAGCTTGGGCGATAATACCTAAACATCACGCATTATAAAATAAGAGATATGAAAGAGTTTATTCAAAAATACCAAAAGGCAATCGTTGGAACTGGCGCCGTAGCTGTGTTAGTACTATGTTACTTTCAACAAAAAGAACTGGCTAAATTAAGAAGTGAGCACGTAGAGGTATCAACCGTACCATATGTGATTGATTCTATACAACACGTAGTAGATAGTTTGGAAGATGAATTATTTATTAAACACATTACAAACGGAAGATACGAATTAACATTTGAGCACCTAAAAGAAGTGAATCCGAAATTGGGTCAAGAGATGGAAGATTGGATGTCTCACAATACTGAATAACTATGGTAACACTACAACCTAAAGCATTAGAGCATGTAATTGAATTAATGGTGGAAGGTGGTTTAACACCTGATACGCATAACTTACGAGTTGGTGTGAAGGGTGGTGGATGTAGTGGATTATCTTACACAATGGATTTTGATGATAAGATAGAACCAACCGATGAAGTAGTTCAGGTGGATGGTGGATTGAAAGTAGTAATTGATAGAAAGAGTTTACTATACCTTTATGGTACTCAATTAACATATTCAGATGGATTAAATGGTAAAGGATTCCAATGGGAAAATCCAAACGCAAGTAGAACGTGTGGATGTGGTGAATCATTCTCTTTATGATAAAACAAATACTATATCTAATATTAGGAGTTGGTTTTACTTTCTTATTTGCATTTGGTATAGTCTATTTAGCTATTAAATTAAACGATTGGTTGCAGAATGAAAAAATGGATTCCTAAAATATTAGCCATTATAGTTATGATACCGGTATTTTTTATTGGTATTACGGTAGGTATTATCTGGAATCTATACCTGATTGCAAATTACATATCGTTTAGATTAAAAAGAAAGTGGAAAGCGGGTATAAAAGAGGTTAAAAAACACCACCAAGAACCCAAAAATAAGGGGTAATTTGAGGGAAGTCCCCTAACCCCTATAAAGATATCCAAAACCTTGCATGCCATCCAAGAAACCCCCAAGAAATCGTTCTGGTGGGGTAATTCAACAACCATAACCCATTGAAAATCAACTGATTATAAGTCATTGAAAATCAATGGGTTATTTATTTGGTAGAATCGGTAAAATTTCGTATATTTGTATATAAATAAAAAGTTATGAGACGTAAGATTATTTTCATTGATGTAGATGGACCATTGGCATGGGGAACGTGGGGCGATGGTAGAGTTACTTTGAATGAAGCAACTAAAACTTTTACGATACCATACCCTTGGGTTGAAGAAGATTGTCAAGCACTTCAAAAGATTTGTAACGAAACCAATGCAAGTTTGGTAGTAAGTTCTGATTGGAAAAAACATTTTACTTTTATTCAATTAAGGCGTATATTTCAATACTATGGAATTACTGCACCAATCGTAGATATAACCACACATCAGGACCTTTGGAATAAAATGAGCCGTCCTGGTATTGAATGGGAAAGAGCAGCTGAAATTAAAAAGTGGGCAAAGGATAATAAAATCAGTAATTGGATTGCCATTGATGATATGAGATTGAATAAAGAATTCAAATGGATGAAAGTTCCACAATGGAGACACGTTCAGGTTGATGGTGATTTTGGAGTTGGTGGACGATTAAGAGATAAAATTGACGAATGTATTAATAAACTAAACCGATAAAAATGAGTAAAAGACAGCAAGTTTTAGAAAATGAAAGAAAACTTATTGAGAAGTTGCAAAGTAATATGTTGGATGAATTGGATTTGGAATTGGATGGAGATATGCCTGAAGAACTTCTTGAAGCAATTAGAAATGCTCACGATGAGACGGTTAGTAGTGGTGGTGGTGAACATATTACCACTGGACAACCATATCGTTTAAGTGATTCGGATGATTTCCCATTTGGTACTTATATTCAAAACAAAACTGGAAAGATTATCACAAAGCATTTCCGAATTAGTGATGAGTATCAAATCAAACAAGAACCATTCCTTAAAATGGTTAAAGATATGGGATTCAATAGAATATTCGTTAGGGAGTATTATGGTCACAATAACTATGGGGCTACTGAAGTGTGGGAAAAGAGAGTTGGTGGGACAACTACTCTAATTAATATATCAAATGTAATCCGTAAGTGGACTGGTAAAGTTAAGAAATCATTCAAAGATGGTATTGGTGTAGATGTTCAGTTATATTCAAATGATGAATCTGAATTATATACCGAATTGGTTGATAAGATTATCGGATTGGGTAAGAGAAGAAAGCATGAGAGTAACAACATTGCTTTAGTTATTCAAACTCCAAGAGGATATGATACAACAACGTTTGAATTGCCTGACCAAAAGTTAGATATTGAGTTGGGATATGGTAAAGCATTCAAACCTGTCCACGAAAAGATTATCAATACACTTAATAAGAAGAATGGTAAGGGATTGGTTCTTCTACATGGTACGCCGGGTACTGGAAAGACTCACTATCTAAAGTATATAGCAAGTAAGATTAAAGATAAGAGAGTTCTATTCATTCCACCATACTTAGCGGACTTCATTACATCACCGGAGATGACTCCATTCCTAATTCAGAATAGTAATTCAATTCTATTCATTGAAGATGCGGAAAGAGTAATTACGGATAGAAACAATGGTGGGGCAAATGGTGTATCTAACATCCTTAATATTACGGATGGTATCCTAAGTGATATTCTAAAGATTCAGATTGTGGCAACATTCAATATGGATAAAGCTAAGATTGATTCGGCGTTATTGAGAAAAGGTAGATTGATTGCAGAGCATAAGTTCGATGCCTTACCTATTGATGATGCTAATAACCTATTGAAACACTTAGGTAAAGATTATGTGACAACCAAACCAATGACATTAACTGAAATATATAACATCGGAGAGGAAGAATACAAATCAGAGGACAAGTATTCACCAATCGGATTCAATCGTTATTAATGAAAGGATATTATGCAATATATAATCATCAAAAAAATGCTTGGTGGACACAAGGGAATTGGTGGTTAGGGGATACACCATACGAATCTCATCAGATGCCAACAAATTATCAATTGACAAAATGGTGGACTGCTGATGGTGATGAGAAATACGAATTACAAAAGAATGATTTGAAAGATGTTCTTATTTTAAATCGTAATAAGGAAAAGAATCCATATAATATATTTGTATTTGAAACACTTAAAGAAGCGGAAGATTATCTTTTAAATGGTGGTATATATAAAGAACATAATGATTATTTCACAATTCGTAAAATATACTATTGATAAAACATAAACAATGACAGAAGTATTAATTTTCTTAAACATTATGATACTAGAGATAGTATTGAGTATTGATAACGCAGCCGTATTAGCAGCGATGGTAAAAGAACTACCAAAGAATGAACAAAAGAAAGCCTTAACATATGGTATTGCTGGTGCGTATCTATTTAGAGGATTGGCATTACTATTCGCATCTCTATTAGTACAATTAGTGTGGTTAAAAGTAGTAGGTGGGCTATACCTAATTTATTTGGCATATAAAGCCCTATTCGGAAAATCGGAAAATGGTGATAGTGGTATGAATGTAAAGATAGGTTGGTTATCACCACTTTGGTCTACAATCGTAGCAATTGAGATGATGGATTTGGTATTTAGTATTGATAATGTATTCGCCGCAGTGGCATTCACTCCCAATCTCTGGTTGATATGTGGTGGTGTGTTTGTTGGTATCCTTGCTATGAGATTCGCAACAACAAAGTTTGTGAAAGTATTAGAGAAGAATCCTATATTAGAGAAAGTAGCATATTGGGTAATTGGGGCATTGGGATTGAAGTTAGTATCATCATATTGGTTACATGATTTGAATACTGAAAGTATTGACGCAGTATTTTCAATCTTAACCTTATTAGCATTTATAATACCTTTAATAATAAAAAAGAAATAAGTTATGCATAACCCCTTTTGTTATATCGGTTGTCACAACTGGGAATACCGAAAAGAAAAACATCAATGTACCAATCATCCACAAAATAGGGATGTTATTAGAGTCATTGTTAGAGAATGTAAATGGTGTGGACATAGAGAGCACCACTCACTTCCAAGAATTGGACGTAAGTTTACTCTATGGAAACCCTTTGATGATATTGGTAAAGACGATTGTGTAGATATTAAAAGATTAATAGATGATATTCAGAACGAGAAAATTAATTAAGCCAGAAGATTTAAATGCCAGAGGTACACTATTTGGTGGACAGGTATTGAAGTGGATAGATGAGGAAGCATCCATATTTACAATTTGCCAATTGGGTGAACGTAGTATTGTTACAAAGGCAATGAGTGAAATCAACTTTGTATCATCCGCCAAAACAGGTGATATTATTGAGATAGGCTGTGAGTTAGTACAATTTGGTACAACATCAGTAACTATAAGTTGCGAAGTACGAAACAAAGATACCAAACAAACAATTATTAAAATTGATAAAATTGTATTTGTTGCAGTAGATGAAAACGGAAGACCAAAGCCACACAATAAACCATCCGATGAAGATGATTTAAGATTTGAAACATATAATTAATAATGAAAAAAGAATGGGTATGTAGTAAATGTGGTCAATCAACTTTGGCTGTTGATATAGATTATCTTATAGGATATGACCATATTTCATGTCTATTAAAAGCGGGGTTGCCTAAATTACAAAATTGGAATAAGTTAGAAGGGCAAGAATTTGATGTAATGGGAGTCTCTATGAGAATGCAAAATGCCGAAGTTGATATTGAGATTGATAGATACACAGTTTGGTTAATTGATAAGGAAGTAACAACCGAACCACTAATGAGAGTTGATATGTATTTGGCTGATAAAGAAATTGATATTAAAACATTCAGACCAGATACAATTTCACCACCATTTCATACTCGTAAGCAAATAACCAAAGACCATATTAAAGACCCATCTATCTTTATGCAAACAATTGGAATGATGATGATGGGTGACCCTGAGATAAGAAAGGTTTTGGATTATCTATCGGAAATGAATGGTAATGTTGGTGCAAGAAGTGGAATGAGAGGTGGAATTGTGAATCACGTACTAAATGGTGGAAATACTAAAACATTTGGTTCAGCAAGTCTTTGGTAATATCAATAATTTTTCGTATCTTTACATTATGAATTTATTAATAGGGTTTCTTTATGGATTAGTGGCACAGGTATTGACCTTTTTACAATTACAGGGTAGTATCAAATATGGTTGGTATGCAAAATATCCAATCATAATAATTTTAGCATCCATACCATCAGGTTGGTTGTTTCTAAAATCGGTACAACATTTTGTATTGGCATTTGGTGGTGAAATCTGGCCATCTCGTCTTTTGGGATATGGTATTGGTGTTATAGTATTTACCCTAATGAGTTGGCAGATGTTTGGGGAGCAACTTAGTCCTAAAACATTGGTTTGTTTGGGATTGAGTGTAGCGATAATATTGATACAAATACTTTGGAAATGATAATTAATATTCTACCGGAAGAATTAGAACCGGAATTTGTAAATAGTTGGAAGATGGGAGTTTTAAAAGAACCATCAATTGATTACGCTACAAATGCTATACATTGTTGGTTCGAAGGTAATGATGTAATTATCTTTAGATTTGATAAGTATGGTTGGATAAACGATAACAAATATAATAAATATTTTGTAAACGCTGGGCCAGCGGGTATAACAATAAGAATAGAAAAAACGGCATAGTATGAATATAATAGTAACAGGTGGAGTTGGTTTCGTAGGAACTAATTTAGTAAAAAGATTAAAAGAAGAAGGACATAAAGTTATTGTAATAGATGATTATTCTACCGGTAAAGTAGAGAATCAAATTGAAGGTGTACGATACCTACCAATGAATGTTGAGCAAATAGAGTACATCAGCGGAGAAGAAGTTGATATATGTTTTCATTTAGCAGGATTGAGTAGAATTCAACCATCATTTGAAACTCCATCGCAGTTCTTTAGAGTTAATACATCTGGAACCGAAGCCGTATGTGAGTGGGCTAGAAAATGGAATGTAAAGGTAGTATATTCGGGTTCATCTTCACAATGGCATGACCCATATCAATCACCATATGCTATGTATAAAAAGTTAGGTGAAGATATTTGTAAGATGTATCGTAAAGTATTTGGTACAAAGATTGAAATTGCCAGATTTTATAATGTTTACGGTCCAACGGAAATAACCGAAGGTGAGTGGGCTGCTGTAATTGGATTATGGAGAGGACAGATTGCAGAAGGTAAATCAATTACAATTGTGGGTGATGGTGAACAAAGGAGAGATTTTACACATGTCAATGATATTGTGGATGGATTAATTAGAATCGGATTTGGTACTGAAACCCACGAAGATGCTTGGGAATTGGGAACTGGATTTAATTATTCAATTAACGAAGTGGCCGATATCTTTGTGAAAAAATTTGGATGTGAAAAGGTTTATGTAGATAATCAAAAAGGAAATTATAGAGAGACTCGCAGAGAGAATGATGATGCATTGAATAGACTTGGTTGGAAACCAAAAGATGTATTACGAGAGTATATTGAAAATTTATAAAAACAATAATTATGAGTACAATTGAAATTATCGGTCTTTTTATGGTGGTCAGTAGTCTTTACATCGCATTTGAAATGTGGAGAGCACCTATGATGGATGAACGAACTGGCAAAATAATAAAGGACGGTAAAAAATTATCAGACCTCTTTAAGAAAAAATAAGTTATGAAAGTAGAATTTAAAGACTCATTCTTTGAGAGCTTAGAGAAATTGGTATGGTATGATACGAACCTATGGAAAGTTTGGTCTGCTATAAGATATGATATTCCCCTATTCTTTAAGAATGTGTGGAGATTCAGAAAGGAGTTATATAATCATCAATGGTGGGACTATCGTTTCACTTTGGAAATGTTATATCGTTCTTTGAGTATTATGGCAGTTAAGTTGGAAAAAGATGGAATTGAGGAAGATTTCAGCAGAGGTAAGAAAGTGGCTAAGATTAAGAGAGCATTGGAACTACTTAAACACAAATTGGATGATGATTATGTTGAGAGAGCAGAGGCTGAGTTGGGTAAGATAAATCATAGTGAATTTGAGTTTGAAAAAACAGAAGATGGAAATTATAGATTGATAGATAACGATACACCAGCTGACAAGAAGCATGCTAGGAAAGTATATAAGAGAGCAAGAGTTATAGAAGATAAAGAGTGGAAAGAATTATGGGACATCTTCAAAGGGAAAAAATTTACTACTATTGATGATTTTGATGGTAGTGATTTAAGAGGATGGTGGGACTAGAAGTCCAATAGAGAGGTAAACAAACAAAAACAATATATGGTGGGGATTATTATTTTTGTTGTTGCCGCAACAGCGTTACTAAGCTGGTCATGGGTAAGAGGAATTGACTACATGAAAAAGAATCATCCTGATTACAAAGGAGAAGATTTTTTGGACTGGGGAGATGATGATGTGACTAAAACCGCAGGTAGAGATGGTTGGGATGACAACATTGTACACACAGAAGGGGATTTTTAGTATCAACTAAATCAATTCATTTAGGTTATGTTTAGACATGACAAGGCAGAGTATTATCTAAAAATTAAATTATAAAAATATGTTACCATTAAAAGAAGCCATAGCTGAAAAGCACTCTTTGGCAGAAAAGATGACATTCAATCAAAGAATGTTTAAAGGAGAATTATCAAACGAAGAATACGTTTTATATTTGTGTCAGCAATTGGCAATATTTGATGCAATTGAAGTACATGAATTACCACACCCAGCTTTAGATAGAGCTGGTAAGGTATTTGAGGATATTAAAGAGTTGATGGGAGAAACTCAAATTCAAATTACACCATTGGTAGCAACGAATGAATATCGTAAATACCTTCGTACATTGAGTAAAGAAGAAATACTTCCACATGTTTACCTAAACTACTTAGCAATTATGTTTGGTGGACAGATGATGAAAAAGAATGTACCTGGTAGTGGTAAGATGTATGAGTTTGAGGGTGATGTTAGAGAAATTGCCGGAACGATTAGAGCAATTCAAAAAGATGAATGGGCAGATGAAGCAAACAAGGCATTGGATTACAACATAAACATATTAGATGAATTACAAAGAGTATCTGAATCAGCTAGCGTGGACATTGAAGGAGATGGTGGAGAAGGCGCCTAATTGCCAACCATTAGAAACCGAAGATTATGGATGGGATAACTTTAGATATGAATCAAAGTTATTTCGTATGGCTCACGTGGAAAGATATGGTGATGGTAAAATAGAAGTACTACACTTTACAACATTCCCACATAAAGATTCACCAGAGCCTATTTTTGGATTTGATGTTATATCAACTGAAAAAATGGTAACGGGTGCATATATGGATTTGAGTCCTGGTCTTAAAACATATCCTTTTGATAATGGTATGGATTTTAAAGAAAGGAAAAAAATACCTGAATGGGCTACTGTATTCTCTGACCGTTTTATTATGTTAAAACCTGAATCCGATGAGGAATTGGTTCGTTTTTGTAATTGGGTAGTGGACAAATACGATTGGTATCTCAATTCATTACTTTGGCTAGAGAATAAAACTGATAATATTGAAGGTGTAATAGAGAAACAAAATATTTATTGTCAAATACAGGCTACTAATCCAAGAACGTTTTCGGCATTGAAAGCTCTAATTGGTGAAGAAAAGGCTCGTTACTTTATGGAAAACATTTTATTCCCAAAGATATGACACCAAAAAGAATATACATAGATTTTGGAACACCCATAGAACAATGGGCAGATGCGAATAAGGGAGTGATAATGGATTCAATATACTCCAATGTATTTGATTTTCTTCAATCAGATGAAGATGATAGAGTAATATTGCAAGTTACTCCTAAATTGGCACAAAAACCAAAAGCACCAAGAACATTTGAACCACCTATTAATGTTGATTTTATAATATCAAAAGATGATATAGATTTAACCTTAAAGAAAATGATGGATTATTATATTGAGGTTGAAGAATATGAAAAATGTGCAGAAATACTTAAACTGCAAAATGAGAAAGATAATCCAAAACCAAAGAAAAAAAGAGGAAGAAAACCTAAAAATATTTAAATTATATTTATATACACAAATAAATAAAGTTTAAATAATGTTCGTACCAAACCATCTTCATCTTTTGGTAAAGGGTTATGTAAAGACTCCGCCAAAAACAGACAAAGTGTTAAACATCTGGTTTACACAATTAGTACAAAATGTGGGAATGAAAGTAGTAGCCGGTCCCACTTCGGTTTATGTTAATGAACCGGGTAACGAAGGGATAACCGGAACCGTTACATTGGCTACATCACATGCATCAATTCATGTTTGGGATAATGAAAACCCAGCTATGTTTCAGTTTGATTTATATAGTTGTTCTAACTTTACACCAAAGCAGGTATTGAATCACATAGACGATTGGTTTGGATTAACCGAAGCTCATTGGCAATTCATTGATAGAAATGGTAATGATTTTAAAGTAATTGATTCTGGACATTTTAAGAAAAGTAAGATAAAACAAATAATAGATATATTTAAAACAAAGAAGATTTAATGAATTTAGATGATATAAAATTTGGTAATCCACCTAAAGAGCAAGATGATAAGGTAAAAGCTGATAGAGCTGGTATCTTAAAAGCTTGTATTGATAAAGGTATAGTAAAGGATATATTAGAAAATCATCCATTCCCAGCTAATTCATCGGATGAAACCCGTAACGAATTAGAATATTTAGTTAAAGTTACAAAAGAATCAGATGATGATGATTTTAAATTTTGTAAACTTTTAGAAAATAATCATTATGATTTTTTAGAAGTGGTAGGTAAACGATTAGGTTTAGATGTTACCGCAGAACAAATACATAATTGGTGTCTTGATATAGACCCGGTATTGTTTTATCTTAAAGATAAGTTTAACCGTCCAAGACCATATCAATTGGCAGATGCATTGGAATTGGAATTGTATCCAATAATAAGAACCGATGCAAATTCAGCGGCATACCCATCAGGTCATTCGTTAGATTTTTTGGTAACATTGTTTCACTTTGGAAAAATGAAGCCGGAAGCAGCAGAAGAAATGGATGAATTTTATCACGAAATAAAAAGAGTAAGAGAATTAAGTGGGGTACACTTTCCATCAGATAGAAAGGTATCTGAATACTTATTTAAACAATTGGTTAAGCATAACCTAATAAAATAGTTACAACTTTCACTAAACTAACCACACATGGACGAAGGTGATAGTAAAAACAATAAACAAGCTGAAAAGCAAAGAAAACAGAATAATGCTTTACAAAGATATAGCGTTAATGCTGGCTCTATTCTTCAATCCTTTTGGGTTCGATGCCGTTCAATATTCCCTACTGCTACTGACAGGAAGTTTATGGAAAGCGAACTTCGTTTTGTATTGTATAGCGGGGTTATTTTTTGGACTTTATATTTGGTTTACGAAGCTTTTAAATAAATTTGGTAAATCCGAATAAAATTCGTATATTTGTATAGATATGGAAATAAATGAGAAAATAGTAAAGCTAAAGATTAGGGAAAAGGAGTTGCAAGAACAACTTGCATATTGGGAAGCCTATCCACCTGTAAATAATATGGGAAAATGGGCTAGACAAACCAAACTTGATTCTCTAAAAGAAAAGTTAGCAAAGGTACAGGAAAAGATTCATTTTCACGATTCAATATATTTATCTAATGAAATATATAAGGAATGGAAAAAGGATGTAAAATAGTACAATTAACAGAAGCCTCACTGGGTAGGGTTCTCCAACACGTTCAAGGTAAAAAGAAGGTGAAAAGCTGGGGAGTTATAACCGCGTATAGATATGCTAATACTCCTGCTGAAAATAAAGCATCTAATAAAATATTAGCGGATAAAATAAGAGCTAAAGGATTGGGATTTTTTGAAATGGAAGGTCATTGGCAAGAGTGTCAAGATAATAGAGTAAACTATTTTGATTGTCCAAAAGATAAATTAGTTGATTCAACCGAAATTTCCTTATTCGTTCCAAACATTTCAATTAAAGACCTTCATCAATTAGGAAACGAATTCACACAGGATTCAGTTTTATATGGCGGTGAAGATACCAAAGGTAAAGGTGTTTTAGTTTATAAAAATGGTAGAGTAGAAAGTGTTGGGGATATGCATCCTGGTACAATGCAACAGGCATATTCAAAGATGAGAAATACTAAACAAGTTTTCGCATTTCAAAGAAAAAAAGGTACACAAAGAAATTTACAAAATCTACCAGGATCATCTGCAGAGAGAGATGATAAGTTAATCAAAATGCTACCGAAAGATATTCTTAATAAAACTGTAAGAAATCCTGAAACCGGTAGAGATATAAAAGTACAATCTGCACTTAAATACCAAGATGATGCACCTGTTAAAAAGAGTGCAATGTCATTGGTACAGATTATGCAAAAAAATAAATAAGATATGCCGGATAGGTTACGATTTATAGTGGGTGGAACAATAGCTGCATCCGATATAAATACCGAATTCAATAGAGGTGGGTATTTTGATATATGGACTGCTAGAAATGGTGGTTACGGTGGTATAAATGATGCAAGTAGTTATAGACCAACTGCCAATGGACAGAGTGGATATGCATTTTCTCATTGGTGGGGATATACTCATAGTGCAAGTAGACCATACGTTTACATATTCAAATACGAAGCCAATGGGAGTTGTAGTATCAGACTTTACAAATATAATGTATATGGTGCTGCTGAATGGGCTGAAAGATGGTATTTCTATAACATAGGTCCTTGGCATGATGCATCTGGTGGTGGTGATGGAAATAATGCACCTGCTGCTCCTGCTAGAATGGATGATAGAATTACTTTTTTATGGAATCACTTTGGTTGGGGTAATCCTTGGCAAAATACTTATAAAGCGGTATGGAGTCCTATTCGCGGAAATCTTTTATATTGGGGATGTGACCCGGTAACATATCAAAGATATGGTGAAGTAAATCCAATATGGAGTGGTGAACCTTTATATACTTATTCTGTAGAATACTATTGTTAAAAAATTTAATTAATATATTATGAAAACTTATGTTGTAACCGGCGAAAGCCATGTTTGCTTTGATGACGAAGAAAAAACAATAATTTCAATTACTAATTCATCTAGAGTTGATAGCTCAGCTATTGCATATACAAAAGACCCAATAGCATTTAGAGCTGTATATGACCACGCTATGAATGAAATATCCGGTAGTGATAGACAGGTTGGTACAATGCCATTATTCCAAAACGATTCAGAAGAAATTTTTAATTCAGTAAGAGAATTGGTACTTAATAAGCTGACCGCATTAGTTTAAAAATAAATTTGGCGGATTCGTATATTTTTTGTATATTTACATATACTTATAAATTCTTATGTGCGTAACTGATTGATAATCAATGACTTAAAAAAGTTATCCACATTTTGAAAAAAAGATTTGGCCGTTTCAAAAAAATGTACTATCTTTACATCGTTCTTTTAAATAATACATCGTGAGGTAGAGCAGTGGTAGCTCGCCAGGCTCATAACCTGGAGGCCGGTGGTTCGAATCCATCCCTCGCAACAAAATCTATAATAGTGGTATCTGATACTGACAGCTCTTTGGGAGTGATGGGTGTGAAAGCAGATTGAAAAGGGTACAACCCAACCCCATTATAATAGATTTAAAAAAAAGATTTGGTAGTTTGAAAAAACTTTCGTATCTTTAACAAAGTTAAGGTTGAAGCCAACAATAATAAAACCGATTGTGTGAGGGGTTCAATCTCCTAATAAAGCCGGATACCTTAATAACTCTTAAAAAAAGATTTGGTAGTTTGAAAAAATTATCGTATCTTTATGAAGATTCAAAAATAAAGTAGTTGATTGGTTTGACCAGAAAACAAAATTGAGAATCTTTAAAAATAAATTTGGTAGTTTAAAAAAGATTTCGTATCTTTATAAAGTTAGCAAATAACAAAGTTCTTTA